GAAGAGTCAGCACTTAGCATTCTCTACGGCATCGATAAAGCGCAGGATAAGACTTTGCGCGACTACGTGGGTTCTAAGGGAGAGTATGTATTCGGTTCCGCAGGTGTGCGTCTCTTCTTGGCTTGTAAGAAATGTAAGATCACCATCCAGGCTCTAACCGGTGGGGTTATGTTGCGTGTAAGGGTGGTGTTGGCTTTTCTGGAGAGGGACAATATCACCAGGGATGACATCCTTCCAGAAGTGGATCCTCTGGAGGGACATGTAGTTGACTATCGCACAAGTCTCCCCAAGCCATACTAACGTTTTACAAGGTTATACTAGCTACCAGTTTAACTTGTTTAGTTATCTCACCCGTCTACATTATCCTCTAATTGGTAACTTATGTATATAGTATATTATAGTATATAGTATATAGTATATATAGTATTGTGTAGTTATGAACCGTTGCGGGACATAGCATGTGTTCCTAGTATAACTAACTGGTTTTTATAAAGAAATCTCAGTTGGAGTGAGTATAATGGTATTATATCCGCTCCAACCGGTACATCTGGTAGCTAGTAGTACAGAGTAACACAACAGAAGTCACCGCAGAATTCATCACGAAGTCGATGCGGAATTCAACAGCCCTGTGGAAGCTTGTGCGTGTCGATAGGCCCTTGGACCGACTCGATGACTATGAATTACGGTCGTTCGAGGGTGTTTCCTTCGGCATGTATACATCCCACCATGCCAGGCAGGAATGCAGGGTCGTACCCCAGCACGTCGTCCTCGGTGCAGGGGAAGTTGTCGGCGTCAAACACGTCGAAGATCGGAGCAGGTTCGGGACTCTGTGAAGTCGTCCCGACTGTATACCCGACCACGAATGTGATGAAGCCAATGAGAAGCAGGGCCAGTGCTGTGCGACCATTCATAAGTTGCTCCTTAGAGACCGATGGTAGGAGTACGATGAGTAGACCACGGCCATCGAGTCGATTCAAGGAGCCTATCGACCAGAACCTGTAACCTTGGGGCAGCTCGGTGGCCTGGGGGGAATGTTACTCGATGGGGTTCAGCAGCGCGTGGACCAGGTCGTTCCGTCGATCAGGGTCGATGTAGAAGAAGAAGTCCAGCCCGTCGCCCTCGAGCGTGTCGACCCGGATGCGCTTGTGAAGCCGCTGGGACGTGTCGAAGGTCTCTTCGACCGTGGCCGTGAACGTATGTTCGGTGTGCGGATGGGTTAGGACTTCGAGGTACAATCCGAAGTCCTCGAGGGTGATCTCCTGGGCGTCGTGCTGCGATTCCGCGACGTACTGTGCCCAGTGCTGCTGGAGCGTTGCCATCAGCTCGCGTACCTGCTCGGTGCTTTGTTCGGTCATGATGTCTCCTTCGAAAGAAGGACACCAAGCCGCCTCAGGGTTACAGGTTCTTTGGTTCGTAGATCCTGAACTCGGGCCGATCTCCGTACTGCTGATCGTCCTAGATGCGCTTGCTGACGTACTTGATGACGAACGCTGCGGCCTGCGCCTGGGTCACCGGCTTGGTGTCCTTGACGCTCGGAACGATCATACCGTTCCGGCCGTAGTTGTACGCCGCCTGCGTCCTGATCTGGTACGGCTTGCCGTCCTTCATGACCCCGAAGATCTCGAGGACTGCGTTGAGGACGCCGGCCACCGCGTACAGGGTCAGTCGGTCACCCTTGACCGTCTCGAGAACGTCCCAGGTTGCCTGCTCGACAGTCACAGGCTCCGTCTCGGCAGCCAGTGCCTCGAGCACCGCCTCGGACTCGAGGTCGGCCTCGGCAGCCAGCTCGGTTGCCTCCAGCTCGGTCGCCTCGATGCCCTGGACGTCTTCGGTCTCGGTCGGGTCGGTCGCGTCGATCACGTCGACGGTCTTGGTCTTACTCATGGTAGTCTCCTTCTGAGTTCTGGAACAGGAATGAACGATGGACTGGAACTCAGAGATCGACCCGAGATCAGGACCTACGAACCTATTTGGTAACATGATACTGTTACGTTTGTCAAGATACCCGAACCCCACTCCTGGAGCTCATGGACGCGCTCGACCACGTCAAGTACGTCCATCAACCTCAGGCAGACTGGTAGTAGTCTTCTCAGCATCAGTACTTTAAGTTTTTGTTTCTAATTTTAGTATATAGCGGTCTCTCAGCGCCCCACAAGAGGGCTCTCGCAAGATCTTTTGCACACCAGGTGTAACACTGTGTTGCAGGTTTTGGGTAGCCGGTAGTCCTTTGTTCTAGACGGTTCCGATGTTTAGGATCTAGCACATACAAGATCCGTTTGTAGATCTGGCCTCGTAGCAGTCCGGACAAACAGGGTTCCGAACCTTACCTTTCCTGTTCGGCCGGATCCTGTAGCCTCCGGTCAACTTCTCGTCCGCGATCTTGTCTAGCAACCACTCCGGAGGTTTGCAGCGACCTCCAGGCCAGTTACCTTCATCCTTGTTCCGCTGTTCGCCTAAGAGGCGACTCGAGTACGTCATGGTTTCCACCTCCTCTCTAGCTTCCGTCTTTTTGGACTAAGATCCTAAGGGCTGAGTCGATCTCCTAGGTAGAACTAGATGAGCTTGTTGATGAACCTGCAGATGAATTCGTAGGCCTGCAACCGAGTTACGCTCTTGGCATTCTTATCGCCTTTGACGATCATGCCGCTGCTGGCGTAGTTGTACATCATCTGCGGACGGACCTGGTACGGAGATCCGTTCTTCGTAACCTCCAGCTGGTCCAGCGAAGAGTTCAGGTACTTCGCCAGCTGGTAGAAGGTCATCTGATGCGGCGCGTCCGCGAGAATCTGCTCGATGACGGCGTAGACATCCTTGTCGATCTCGAACAACGCGTCCTGGATGATAGTACTCATGATCTTCTCCATTCGAACTTCTGATACGAGTCTGAGGACAGAGAGAGATCGACTCAACTCTTAGGATCTTAGTCGCTGTTTAGTTATCAAAGAACTTGTAGCTGTTTTTTTTGTTCTAACTATATTATAATTCAAGATCATTATTTTCTAACGGCCGCTACGATAAAATCTCTGCCGTGCAGGAAACCTGTAGTAACACTATGTAAAACTTACCGTAGGCTAATCCTGTACTAGACTGATCCCGCGCTAGGCTAATCCTGTAGTAGTACTACGTTACTTGTTACTCTTATATCCTTCTGTCGTGTGATCTCTAGTCTCCTCACTATATACTTGATGTAACAACGTAGCGTTGGGAGACGTTCATGGCGACCGATCCAAGCACTCCTCAGGACGAGTGGGTGACTGATGAAATGCTCGGCAGGCTCGTAGAGCCGAAAGCAGTGGAAACCTACGAGCACGGTGCTATGAGCATATTTCGTCAGAACGCAGTAGAAGCCGCCAAGGCGATCTGCAAGCTAGCAACCCACAGCACCAACGACAGAATCAGACTAGATGCAGCTAAGTACGTGTCCGATCGTGTTCTTGGGCGTATTAGCGAGGCACGGCCGACCGATGCTGCAGGCGCTCCATGGGAAAGTGTGTACGAAGCCGTTGTCAGAGAGCCTACTGCAACCGAACGTGAAAGCGGAGCCCAAGTAGCTCGCTGAACTGCGCGAAAGAGCACTCAGGCCCCTGTGGAGGCTGTTGGGTCGCGGCGGGCGAATTCAAGTCAATGAATGGAGATGACGTGCCACTACTGAATGCTGCGGCGGGCGATACGGTTCAGTATCGCAATGCTGATGGTGAGACCGCTAATGTGTATGTGACGGGCGTCCAGCCTACCGCACCTGCAGCTCCAAGTGTGACCACGCAGGGTACTGGCGGGACCCTAGGTGCTGCTACCTACTCGTATAGAGTCACGCGAGTAGTTGGCGGGGCTGAGGGTCCGCCTAGTACTGCTGGTTCGGTTGTGGTGGGGGCCGGCACGACCAACCGGAACAATGTTGCACTGCCGGGTGTGGCTGGTGTACAGTACGGTGTTTACGGCAGAACAGCTGGTACTGAGCGGTTCATTGGGCTGTCTGCTGCAGGCGCAACCACGTTTGCCGATACGGGTGCGGTGACGCCCGATGCTGCCCGGCCCGCAACTGGGGTGACTGCTGATGGTCGAATCGGGGCGTTGCAGTTTCACCCAAAGCGAGTGCTAGGTGCTCCTTCAGGTACGGTCGTTGTCAAGGCTACTAGCATGAAGGATACCGACGTTTACTTCAAGCGCTGAGGCGTAGGGGCGGATTATGGCATGGGTGCCTAAGATTAACAGGCATGTGACATTGCTGAAGCGTATTAGTGCTTCAGTTGTTAAGCCTGTTCCTGCGGTGATCATAGCCTTCGCTACTGATACCAATCCGATTGTCCGCGTCGGACGTCATGGACAGACTTTCGGCAGTGGAGCCGTTGGTGTGCCGCGAAGAACTAATCCGGACGAGAACATTACGGTCACGAAGTACATATCGTACTAGCGCCACGCTCGTATAGCTATATAAGCTAGCTACATTTACAGTAGTCCTTAATATTAGGGGGTGAGTGCGGGGGTGGCAAGCCTGGTTGTTGATAAACGAGCGTACTTTCAGCAGCTCGGGTATCAACCACATCCGAAGCAGTGGCTATACCACATGTCTAGATCTCGCTTCCGTGCTGCTGTATGTGGCCGGCGCTTTGGTAAGTCGTGCATGGCTGCTAGGGATCTTGAGCCGGAGCTGATGGTTCCTAACCGTCGCTATTGGATTGTCGGCCCTTGTGTCGATGAGTTGACGGAGATCTTTACAGATCGAGGTTGGTTGCGCTACGACGAAGTTGTTGTTGGCGATCGAACACTTTCGATTAACCCCAAGACGGGCTTAAGCGAGTGGGATACAGTTGAGAAGGTCTTGCGGAAGTCGGGTGTGCATCCTGTCATTCGAATGGAGGGACACTCCTTCTCATCTGTCTCCACACCTGATCACCGTTGGTTGACTAATAGACGTTGGGACAGTATTGGGGGTGCACGTGTTCCACGTCTTCCGGGGGTCTTGCAGCCGATAGCTGACAAATTGCCCAAGACTGACAACGGTTGGACTTGGCGCACTACAGCGACGCTTACGGCAGATGATAGAATTCCGACTGCGGCTCCCTGTGTCGATGTCCCTACCGAACCGAAGTACACTGATGCCTTTGTAGAACTGGTTGCTTGGATCTGGACTGAAGGCTCTCTGTCACGGAGTACGAGGCAGACCCAGACGTGCTTCCAGATACATCAGTCACACGTAGCGAATCCTGATAAGGTGAGTCGCATTCGTCGTGCGCTCGAGGCAGTTGGTGCCTCCTACTACGAATTTCAGGATGTTCGCAATGGCACACCAATGACTCACTTTGAGCTCAATGCTACTACGTCGTTCGAGTTCTGGAAGGTCTTTAAATCACATAAGGTGGTAGATCCCGAATTCATTACGTCCCTAACACGTGCACAGCTGCAGCTCTTTGTTGGCGTCTCCGTTCTCGGTGATGGGACAGGCGTACATCGAGAAACGCAGTGCAATATAGTGCAGGAGAATGAGAAACAGCTTTTTGCTGTGCAGATGGCCTGCCACCTCCTAGGCATTCGCACCAGCCTGCGTCAGCAGGATATGATGTCATACGGCAAGCCTGGAAAGAAGTGGGTGCTAGGCCTCCTAACGCAGACCTTCGTGAATCCTAAACGGGCTGTGTACAACGCCGGAGCCGAAGGTATGCGCATCACGTACGAGACGTACGAGGGGACTGTTTGGTGTGTAACAACTCGTAATGGTAACTGGCTTTCTCAGCGTAAGGGTTCTGTGTCATATACTGCAAATACCTACGATCTCGGGGAGAAAGAATTTCGGTATCTCTGGCAGGACATGATCATCAAGCTTCGGTTCGGTCGAGACAAGCGAGTCAAGAAGGCTTACAACAAGCGTAGCGGTGAGATGTATATAGAGTTTCCGTGGCAGACGCGTGTTGAAGTAAGAAGCGCCCAGCACCCCGAGACGCTTGTTGGTGATGGCCTCCATGGCGCCATTATGTCGGAGGCCGCGAAGCACCGCAAGGACACCTGGGAGCAGTATATTCGCGCAGCTCTTTCGGACTTCCGTGGATGGGCGACCTTCGTTACTACTCCAGAGGGCTTCAACTGGCTATATGACCTTTGGATGTTGGGCATTTCTGGAGATGTTGGGCTTAAGGACTACGAGTCGTGGCGGTTCCCGTCGTGGGACAACCCCATTGTGTATCCTGGCGGTCGTGAGGATGAGGAAATCAAGCTCATCGAGCGTACTACGGCACTAGAGTGGTTTATGCAGGAATTTGGTGCTGAGTTTGGCGCTTTCGTTGGTAAGATCTATGGCGAGTTCGATCCGACGTTGCACATCAAGCGACACACCTTCAATCCTGCATGGGCTAACTACATTGCCTTCGACTGGGGCTTCACGAATCCGTTAGCTGCAGTAGAGTTCCAGGTTGACCCTTGGGATCGGGTGTATGTGTGGCGCGAGCACTACAAGTCCTTCCTACAATTGGGTGAACACATCCAGATTCTAAAGAATCGCCAGCAGCCTGAAGGGTACCACCTAGACGTTGGATTTGGTGATGCTGCCGATCCTGCGGCTGCGATGGAGATGAGTACACACTTTGTTGGTACGTGGGCACTTCCAGAGGCTAAGGAGAACTGGCGTCAAGGTGTGGATTTGGTTAAGAAGTTCTTGAAGCCTCGGGATGTGTATAGCCCCGGTGGTAGTCTGGTTGTTTGTGATGAGTATGGCACACCGCTTCAAGAGCCGTGGATGTTTATAGATCCATCCTGTATTAACACCATCCGAGAGTTCAACAACTATCGTGCAGCTGATGCTCGGCCCGAAGTCAACCCCCGAGAAGCAGCCAAGAAGCATGATGATCACGCGCTCGATGCTATTCGCTACGGACTCATGCACATCTTTGAGTTGGGTTGTGCGTCACGCTTGTCGGATGTGTACGACCTGAACGAGTTTTCCGACACCTCAAAAGCCTTCGGATCTGTTGAGGGCTCGGGGTACTTTACCACAAGCGATCTGGATGACATGTAGGAGACTTAAATGACAATTGGATATGATGTCACACTACGGAATACTAGGCTCGACGCAATTACCACTCGTGCTGGTAATGCTGCGTTGTTGCGTGTTTATAATGGCACCCGTCCGGCAACTGGGGCGGCAATTACTAGTCAGGTGTTACTAGCGGAGCTGACTTGTGGTTCTCCGTTTGCGGCAGCCGCTGCGGCCGGAGTCCTGACCGCAAATGCGATTACGCAGGATGGGGCGGCTGATGCTACCGGCACTGCCAGTTGGTTCCGACTCCTACAATCGAATGGTACCACTTTCGTTGTGGATGGTGACGTTGCCGCTTCTGGTTCTGATCTGAACCTGGATTCCATCAGTATCGTTGCCGGTGGTACTGTGTCGGTCACATCGTGCGTAATCACACACGGAAACCCGTAATAGAATAGGAGAATATCATGGCAGGTGGATACTACGACCTATCCACGGGAGTGACCGTCAACCAGGTGGCCGGTGGAATCGCCACTCGAGCACGCGATGTCATGCTCGATATTGTCAAGTTCGAGGTCTTCCGGACGGCAAATGTTCTTACCGCTGCGCCGTTTAGCCTGCCACAGGCGTCTGTTGATGACATTGGCAGCGCATTCCTCGATCTCGCGCACTTCCAGAAGATTTGGGCTGGAACGGTCCAGGCTCGCGATAAGGCGGACGCGGCATTTATTAGCTATGACTTCCAAACGTTCGTGAAGCGACTTTACGGACCACGCTAATCTAACAACCAAATGACTACAGTCCGTAGGCTGGGTAACGCCGACGACATCTCCTTTTCCACTGGACTCGGAGGTGTCGACGGTGCTACCTATGGTACGATTGCGATTCTGTTCCGCCCGTTGGCGGATCCAGTCTGGCATTGGCTGGTAAAGCTACACGATATCTCCGGTGTAGAACTAGGTGGTGTCGGGGTACTTAGCGATGGAAGGTTATATTGGGCCGGCGAGACCATCTGGTGGACAGAAGGACCAGCTGTTACTTTTGGTGATTGGCACGTGTTGGTCGCTCGGAAGAACACTGGCGACTTAAAGCCAAGGTTCAGCTTGCAAAATGTTGCGACGGACATGTGGAATCATGCTGATGGCACAGAAACCCAACTGGACTGGATAGCGCCGTCGGGTGGCAGCATTCGCACCAAGGACGCGGCTTCCGGTGAGGGGCCAAACGCCGACTACGCCGCAGCAGCATTTTGGGCAAACGAGCTACCGTGGGCGGCCGACACGACTGGCGACGCGGAAATTGAGGCAGCCAACCTCTACGAGCATTTGAACAACTGGCGGGATCACAGTCCGTCGTCTGGCTGGCAATTTTCCCAGACTAGCTCCAGTGAAATGGTTGAAGACTTCACCCTTAATCGGGCTGATGAAACATCTACCGGTGTTGGCACTCCAATTACCGCAACCGACCTCGACTTTACCTTTGAAGATGTCGGTATCCTCGCCCTGTCTCGTAACTTCTTTCGCGACACCCAGACGGAACCCGGCACCGGTGGGATCATTCGGGATTTGTCGGAAACCCAAGGTACCTCCACTACGTTGACCTCGGCAGGCATCTCTGGTGGGTTCACCGAAGTATTCCGATTTTGGCGTGTCGTTGACGCTACGGTGGACGCCAGCGTAACCATAGACACGTCAATTGCCATGTCCTCGGTGTCCGCGGCCACACTGGCCTATCGATGGCGGGTGCAGCGTTATAACAGTGCCGGCGTGTTGCAGGAAAGTTCCAGTTACTCCAGTGAACACAACACGTTCGGCGTAAAAACGCAGACGATGACGTTGACTGGACCATTCGTTGCTGGTGATAGGCTTGCGCTAAGTATGGAACTGCGCAAGACTTCTGGCGGCGGTTCCAGAACCGTTACCCTGAGCGTTAACCACCCCAACTCGTGGGTCGAGTTTTCAATTGCCGAGATACCATCGATTACTGGAACCATCAATGTAATAGAGGATTCCGATACTTTAGCTGCTTCTGGCACCTCTGTTCCCCCACCAATTAGCGGAACCATCAACGTAACAGAGGCTAATGATACTTTAGCTGCTTCTGGCACGTTTGCTAGTCCAGGAGTAACTGGTACTATAGCAGTTACCGAAGATGATGATACTTTAGCTGCAAGTGGTACCTTTGTTCCTCCACCAATTACAGGTACGTTGTCCGTCACTGAAACTGATGATACATTATCCTCCTCAGGTACTTTTACTCCAGCACCAATTAGTGGTACCTTATCAGTTACCGAAGATAACGATACACTTGCAGCTTCTGGTACAGTTACTACGGGTGGTGTAGTTGGCAGTATTTCTGTAACCGAAGCTGACGATTCTATAGTTGCTACAGGAACATTTGAACTTCCAACAATTTCCGGTACATTGTCTGTTACTGAAACTAATGACACTTTATCGGCTACTGGTACTTTTGAAAGCGAAGGTATAACTGGTTCCATTGTAGTAACCGAAGAGAATGATGATTTAACTGCTTCTGGTACAAATACACTTCCGACGATTTCCGGCATTTTATCTGTTACTGAAACTGATGATGATTTAATTGCTTCTGGTACGAATACGACGCCGACGTTTTCTGGTACTATTTCTAGTAATGAAGCTGACGATAGTTTAGTTGCTTCTGGTACTTTTACTTCTCCATCAATTACCGGAAGTGTTTCAGTTACTGAACAATCTGATTCGTTAGTTGCTACTGGTATTGTAACTTTGCCAGTTATAACGGGTAGTATAGTTGTAACTGAGGAAAACGATGAGTTGGAGGCTTTTGAGTCTTCACCAATTGTTGCTGCAATTAGAATAATAGATGTCACTGGACCGGCTCGATCGGTCAATCCAAATATCAGTAGTGGACCTAAAATTAAACTAAATACGCCGACTGGCGTGAATGTTGCAAGAGTTATTACTGGGGTGAGGACATGACTGCCGAATTAGAACGGGAGACCACTGAATACATATATGCTGGAATAACTGGTGATCTGCCGTCTAGTACAGTAGAGACAGCGATACTTCCAGCCGCTCAACGACCTATTGAAACTGATTGGGAAACTTCGATCTTAATAAATGACGATACGCACCCGTTGTGGGCAGATGCAATATCGTCAGGTGTCACAGGTACCTATTTTATAGGTTTATTAATTGGCAGTTTTGGCGGTAATACAGTAGTTCCGGCACCTGGTCCATATACAATTTGGTATAGAATAACCGATGTGACTGAACGTCCAGTTCGTATTGCACCAGAAGCATTGGAAATACTGTGAAAATAATAACTGCTTATGACCATAAATCACATGATCTATCCTTCATTTACTTAGCTTTGATGCCTATTGGTTCTAGTCCACAAGAATCGGACTGGAAACCAGCCTATCGTGATATTATAAATGGCCAAAGAGTAGTTTGGATTATAGACGAATGGAATCGTCGATCTGTTCTTTGGCTGAGAGATCGGACTGGTGAAAGAAGAGTCAAAATCATTTTGGAAAGGAGGTGATAAAATGATTAAGCGTGTTCTCGTTGTCATGGCAATGGCCGGTATGATTCTCGGTGGCGCATCCAGCATGGCTTATGCTGAGCAGCCGGGTCCAGGTGACAGCCAGTGTGTTCCGGGGCAGCAGGGTAATCCGCACCCGGCTCACAAGGCTGGAGTATGTACTAATCCGTAATAATTAATATAATAGCCTGGTTGTCTTCAACGGCAACCAGGCTATTTCTTTAGTCTATTTAGATCAAACCAGTTATTTTTCATTTGATATTGCAGTCGATGCCTGGTGGCATCATTGGCATGTGGTTTTCCTTTAGTGTAAAGTCCTAGTTTCTTTAGTTTGTCATCGTTGAAGAAACCTTTACCATATGATGGTGTTTGAAGTGTAAGTTCGAATTTATGTCGTTGTCCCAACCATTTAATAATGCCAATATATTCGACTGGCGTATAGTCAACATTGGACCGTTGAGTATGCACGAAACTTTCACCAACTAAATGTGTTGGCCAAACGTCTAAGATCTCTTCAATAAGTTCATCGTGGTTGACTTCTTTTTCCCAGCTTACTACACCTTGTTCCTCTGGAGGTTCACCCCTAATAAATTCAGTAACTTCTGCAAACGAGAACCCAGTAGTCTTTCCAGGATCAATTGCCAGAATGCGCATTTATTCATCCTCTGTTAGATATCTTTCCTGTCGATTTACATTCTCTACTATACGCTCGCCGGTATGTAAAAGTCCTAATGTTACGTGCTCAGCTTGGTCGCCTCCCTTAACTATACTGGAATATGTGGAAACTGAATCTCCTTCATTGTCTATATTGTATTGATGAGTAATCAGTACCCAGGAAGTGAGAACTCCTGAATCAGCCCAACCTACATCGCGTAGATAATCTTCAACTGATTTATCTAACTTTTCTTGTTCCTCTTTTTTCATGTTATTCCTCGAATCAGCACAGTTATTCGCTCACGCTGCCGGCTGAATAAAATCAGTCCCTTACCCATGGACCACCGAATGAGCCGATAATAAATGAAGTTGATCTTGCTTGCTGAACACATAAGATAATTATGTGTTCAATTGCTTTATCAAGATCATTCATTTACCACTTATGATGTTGGAAACAACCGCGGGGGTATCTGTCCAGGTGTTGTGTCCATCCACAATCCATTGAGCTACCTCAACGAGATCTATTGGGCTTACATTATGGCTGGTGAATGGTGTTTTGTCACCCAGCACTGATCGTGCCTCATGCAAAGCAGCTGCTCGCGTTTGTTGCGCGCCGCTTAGGGGGTTCTCTTCTGTTTTCACCACGTTTTCATCTCCAATGACAATCTCATTCAATTGTTGTTTAGCTGAAATAGCATCAATAATTTCTTTATTCTTTGCATCAATTACGTACGCCATTATCGCCTCAACCTTCGCATGGTAATTTCACGAATTCGACGTTTGTATTCTCTCCTCAATCGTATGACGAAGATCGAACGTCTGATTACGAGATTATGTTGTAACAGATCAATTCGACTTAGCTTTTTTGAATCTTTGCAATGCTCGGTTTCTGATTTTGACAAGATCACTACCCTCCAAAATTGCGATGAATACGCAAGCAGTTTCAGCTCGTCCCTTGTCTAATCCATCGGCTGCTTCCTGATTAGTCATCAGCCTTTCGATTATAGTATCCAATTCTTCCCAATACATTCTGCTAAGCCAAACCATTTCTGACACCTTACCACATTTGTCATGAACCCAAGTCTGATTTCCTATGTCGGTCCACCCTGAATTTCTAGGGCGATTGCATTTACAATATGGTTTATCCTGCATTTGTGCTCCGAATCTCTCTGAGTAGAATCTCTTTGAGTATACTTAATGTGTCAGGCCAGTTTTCAAACCGCACAGCTCTGTCGTCGATGTAGAATAATGCTGGAAGTTTCCTATTAGTAACTAATATCTTTGATTGGTCTTTCCAGAATTCTAGGTCATCATAAGTGAAACCTAATCTAGAGCGTTCTGCGATATCATTTTGTGTAACACATGGAATATCAAACTGTTCTTTTATCCAAATCGCTACGTCTCCTGTGTCTCTAGTAGTTAAAATAAATACCGCATATTTGTCCATAAGTTGTATCAAGGATTCCTTAGCTCCATAGACAGGTTCGTCATATATAGAACCATCTTTCCAACCTTGGCTATATTTATGGATAACTCCATCGAAATCTACTGCTACTGCATAAGCCATTACTTTTCTTCCTTTGTAGTTTTGATGGGTTCGTAATAATAAAACCAGCAATCGACAAAGAACGATTTCTCGCTATAAACTCTTTGTCGAGTTCCAGTTCTTTTAGCCTCAGCATTAGCTATTTCTAGAGTTGTTTTCCAGTCGCGAAAATTCATTCTACCTTCTCAAATTCATCGGAATGCGCCCAATCGTCTGCGCCGGTCGCCGGATCCTCGAATCGGAATAATTCTGGGCTATCACAATCGTATTCGTTGCAAGTACCAATCTCCAGCACTTCTACCACGAACGCGACATTCACCATTTTCACCTTATCGCCAACGTTAAACTTCGACATCACTTCTCCCTTGGTTTAATAAACAAAAAATAACATGACAAACATAAAAATTAATATAATTGCGGTACTTATCCACGTTAATTCCTTCTGGATTTTGGCATGTTTGATCCAAAACCGTTCCATTTCATTCCAGAACCGTTCCATTTGACTCCAGAACTCTACTTTAGCATTGTACCACTCTAGACTGCCTGGTTTAACAGTGCGATCCATCTTGGGTGGCTTAGGTATTGGGTTATTCCATCGTTTGAACATTTTGCGTATAGTCCTCGATCTCCCTTGGCTTAATAAAGACTGGCGTGTCGACTATATCGTATTTAATTGAATCTTGACGATATCTTTCTGCCAAGATACGTAAATCATCTTTTAGATCTTTGTCATTTTCAGTATTTATTTCTACGCACCAGCAAGCATTTTGGTAATGATCGCCAACTTGTGTTTTCCAGAATCCATGTATGTTTGCAAAATACTCTACCACTACCCTAACATCATCGATGAAGTCTTCATATTCAACATACGACAATTTTTTGTCAGTGTTCCCAATACAAATATAGACTGTTTTCATTTGTTCCTCCTTGTGTACCATCGGTAGATGGGAATTACTATTGGATTAAGTATGGGATCAGTATATTTACGGATTCCATACCATAAAACAGCAAACTTGGTGTGAAGATACTTATATATCCTAATTACAATTCTCCGTAATTCTTCTACTGAGCTCATTAGATGCTTTCTCTTGAACATCTTTACTTACCTCTATGTTATACGGCGAACGAGTTAACCTATTGACTAACGCTTCTACCATGTTATCGGAAACAGCAGTTAAACAATTTCCTGCAATAGCATTTTTTGCTTCTTCCATATGTACGTATGTGTGAACGTATTCATCTTTTTGTACAATATGAAATGTCAGCCGCCAGATGTTGTATTTGGCAACATAATCTACGAAATAAATTATTTTCATTCTACCTTCTCAAACTCCACGTGTCGGCCACCCCGAGAATTTCCTAAGATCAGTTCTAAAGTATTTGATATCTACCAAGCAATCTTGCCAATATTCGTAATGGGCAATATAAGGTAGATATGTGAATAGATTCTCTCGCGGTCCAACTACCATGATTTGCCTATTGGTTGACCATCTTGAAGAATATGGTTCTAAATCACTAAGTGATTTTAGAAGTTCAATAACACCAATGGCAATTCCTAACTCCACGTGTCGGCCACCCCGAGAATTTCCGCTTCTAGGTTCCTCAGTAAATGCTATCAATGTATCAGCGATCATTAGATCTTCAACATCGTCATGTACGAATTTTTGTCTTAGTTTGTATGTTTCTAGTTCCTTGTCTTTAATACTAGCAAGATTGGTGCCATCATCTTCTACTAGTTTTTCACCTAGTTCGGAAATAGGACTGCCTTCATTGTCAATTTGATGCGATCCGTTAAGCCATCTAGAAGTGACTTCAATACCTAAATAATTTAAGTCTTCTCTGTATGCACATAATTCAAGACGACGACTGTATCTAGCAGCCAGATAAATTTTATTTGGTTTCATGTTACAATTCTCCAAGCCTAGTGGCGTAAGTTGTGTCTACCGTGAACGGAACAAGATCAGTAAATTCTGCGGCCGACCTTACCATTTCCTCAACCATAATCTTCGCAACTTCTTCTTTATCTTTCTCGGCACATTCTGCTACGATTGAATCATGCACTAGAAGTCTTATCAATGCAATACCTTCCAGCCGTGGACGCAATCTGATTGCAGCTCTTAGACAAATATCACTGGCGATGGATTGTGGCTGGAATGACAATGCTTCGTTTAATACATCTTTTAAATTTTCATTTGTTATCAGGTGGAAGGTCCGTTTTCGTCCGAATGGAGTCCATAATTCTTGCTCGTTCAGCGTCTGCTGCTTTACGGATTGTTGCCACGCTACCACACCAGGAATAAGCTCTTTGAAATCCCGCAAAAGTTCTACCGACTCTGATAAAGATATCCCCAGTTCGTGGGCGATCGACTTCGCTTCTCTCCCGTAACTTAATCCGTAGAAAACGGATTTTATGCTTACTCGTCGTTCCTTCTTGAGAACTTGGTTGTTCCACCACTCACCTTCACCCCAAATCTGCATACATAAATTATTGAAAATGTCCACTTTGGTGTTTCGAAATAATGAAAGAAGGTATTCGTCTTTGCTCAAATGTGCAATTGTCCTACCCTCGGCTTGTTTGTAGTCGCCTTGGACGAATACATGTCCCGGGAGGCAAACGAACTGATTACGAATGTCTTTGTCTCGGTCCACGTTTTGCAAGTTAGGGTTACGAGAAGCAAGTCGTCCGCTAGTGGTTGCATGTAGAGAATAAGTGGTGTAGATTTTTCCATCTCTAACCTTTCGTCGTAATCCTTTTACGTAAGTTCCATATAATTTTCCAAATCGACGATTTACTAATAGTAAGTCTACAAACGGACCAACTGGATCGCGCAATGACAAACGAATCTGTTTCAAGAAATCTTTTGATGTTGTTGGTATTGTATATCCGTGTTCGGCAAAATATCGCTGAATCTGAATTGGAGATCGAGGATTCAACTTCTTACCAATAGCCGCTTCGATCTCGGCCTCAGACTTATCTAATTTTTCTTCATAAACTTCGTGTAGATGCTGGTTGTATTCAAGGTCGAAGTAGATTCCGTTTAATTCAATGTGCATCAGTTCATTTGCTGCTTCGATCAAGAATTTGTGCAACTTCTTGTTATCTGCCGACATCTTGGATTCTTGTTGTTCAATCAAATCCCAAGTAGAGCAAGCATCATATGCATTGTATTTGTAAAGAATAGGTTTTGGAATTTTGGCGTAACTTCCGTCTTTTCCTTTAACGTACTTTTGTATTTCCTCGTCATAACGAGGAGCACCTAAGTCTTCAACCGCTCTGTCTTTAAGGCCATGCTGGCGTGGTCGTTCATCCAATACGTAAGATCGAAGCATCCCGTCTCCACTTAATTTTTTTACTCCAAACAGTGGAGATAGCCCAAGCATATCGAATTTTCCATTCCAGGCTTCTACTGGAACTTTCTCTATCAATTTGGCAAATGCGGCAATACAGGCTTCGTCTTTGAATACCCGATCTCCAAAAACCACAGCCTGTGACTTGGTGTACGCCACACCCACACAAAGGATTTCATAGTTCTCTGGGTGGGAATCATCCAAATCTTTGTCCGAAGCCGCCTCGATATCAATGACAACTTTGTCGACCGAGCTAAGCCTATTAATAGCCACAAGCGCGGTAGTCGGATCGTTAAATACTTTATATATGGGCGGCCGCCAACTGAGTGGATCATTGAATAATTTTCCTACGTCGGTAACGAAACTTGGGAAAGCATCAGGTGTCCTTAAACAAAATGCCGGATGCCAGGTACTTATTACTGGACCATACTTTGATGAACGATCCCAACCAATCCGAAGTTTTGTAATTTTAGTTTTGGTATTAAGAAGAACCTGGGCCGATGTACCGCCAACGGCAAGAATCTTCGGAGCTGCTGCTTTCTCTAGATCATATTCCAACCGCTCATTACAGGCACTAATTACTTGCTTTGGAGGTTTTTCAGTAGGTCCATATGGACGACAGCTTACAGTATTAATTAAAGCAATATCTTTGCGCTCAATTCCGTGATAATTTAGTACCGATTCCAGCAACTCACCCGAAGGTCCGGTGAACGGGATGCCGGACCTAGCCTCCTGCGCTCCCGGTGCCTCGCCCACCACCGCTAGCCTAGCCGAGCCGGCTGGGAATTGGCTTGGGACGTACTTGCCTACCTCACGCCACGGGCAAATTTCGCACGCTGCCTTCGGATGCTTTCTTGCTGGAATTTCCATTTTCACCTACTAATACTATTTATTATTTCTACGTGTTCAAATATTTGATCAAGATCAGTGCGTTCTTTGTAAGTTCCATAAAATACAAATTTCGCCTTGGATACTCCCCGCAATTGTGAACAGTGGGAAACATATATCGCTTTTTCTTGTCTCTTGGGTTTATGTCATTCTCGCGGCAATAATCATAAAACTGCCTGTAGTCTCCAGCTACAACATACTTAGTAATTGGTTCCATTTTCACCTCCTGGATTTATATATGACTTCAATTAAAATTTCTGGATTGATACCAGTTTTCAAACAACCCTGCATAAATTCAGTGATTTGTTTAACCGAAAATCCGTATGCCCAAAGCAGCTTGGTCCACTCGTGTGTTTTGGTATATGAAAATGGTAAGTACCGACTAAGATTAGTTGCTAGTTCTTCGTATTCTTTATCCACTACTACCGTAACCAGTTCCGTCAGGATATATAATTGTGTAAGGCAATTTTGCTGATTTTGCATATTCAATTGTGGTCCAAGTACCAGATCTTGGAACTTTTTTCATGGTTTTTGGAGTTGCTAGCAGATAAGCAGATTCAGTTATAATGTTAAGGTCTCTTTCTAAGTATGTTTTTGGTTTTCTGGTAACATCGTTCAAGTACATTTCACCCATCATGAACTTTTCATTGATTGGTGGATGACCAATGACAGTGAAATCCAAACCTTTTGCTATAAGGGCAACTTGGTAGTCCGCGCCTATGCAGCATCCATGATGTAATACATTGAATCTGTGGTAGGTTAGAAAATTGATTACTCCAGCCATTTGCTTGTGTGATAGCCCATATTTTGTTCCTGTGAATCCTAAATGATTTTTGTTTTTTACAGGTTCTTCATAAGTTTTCACGTTTTCGTCTATAAAATACTCTAGCACACTAGAGTATTCTAACACACTTGTCATTTTTACTCCACAATTATAATACGGAACTTTTTGCAATCACAGCCTATGCACAAGCATTTCCCCACCCGATCAAGGTGGGCGCCGTCTGCATGTTTACAACGACACCATTTAATCTTATCTATAAGTTCGAATATATTTTTCATTATGTTACCGTGAAGGTCCTTGTGGAGTGTCCTTGGGGTTATCAAGATTCAGTTCACGTTTAGGCCCACACATGTCAAACAATGCTATTAAGGCAGGATGTTTTGGATATGCTGCGCCTTGAGGACGTGAGCCACGCTTGCGTGCAGCATATAGTTGAGGTCCTATAAATGCTGCCTCGGACACCCGGTTGCAATCAATTACTGATTCTTCGAACAACTTCACGTCTTCTTTTGATCCTATTTTTTCACAGTCGGAAGTTGCCCACCAGAATGTATCGTCACAAAGTGCAAATACAGTTAAATCATCGTGCCAGAAAATTCCTTCTTGGATGTCGTATTTAGCAACAAGTTTGGCCACTTCTAGGAAGATTTCTATTCTCTCATTTTTCATTTGCTAGCTCCCTAAAAAGATGCCAAACAAATCCATTAGTTGCCAATGCGGTTCCCACGTATTGGATACTGGAGACAATTTCTGGTACTGGCCAACCAGTGCCAAATGCCTTAAACATGTAAGATATTGGTGGATGGTCATTTGTCCATGACCAAAATTCCACTATGTCTGATTCACGACTTGCAACATGCAGGATTGGACCGGTTAGAGTAATTTTGTGCCATTCCTCGTCTACTGGAACTTCGTACCGATAAATTCTTTGTGGCTGTTTATTCGTCATCTGCCAACTCCTTTAATATATCGTCCATCTTGTCAATATCAATTGGTTGGTCACTACTAACTGGATCAATACCAACTTTTCCAAGACGTTCGTGCATCGATTGAAACGATGAGAAAATCTGATGATGCCTTAGTTTTACCCGATCAAATGAAGGTTCTATTTCTGGTTTCCAGTACGAAGTTGGATCGATTCGGAGGATTTCTTTTGGGTTTAAAGTACCTAGTTTCATTATAGCATCCTCTGTAGCTATTTTATTGAATATCCAGTTTCTTCCTTCAAAATGTCGGTCGGTAAATATCAATACGCTTCCATCTCGAAATCTTACTCGAAGAGATGGACATTTTTTGTGTGTAAGAGTTCTAGTAACAGCTTCTAATCTACTATTTTCAATTTTTATTTCGTAAACTACGTCAAGATTCAAAGTAGCATCGGAAAATATTACTAATTTTTGTCCAAGTTTCCATGGGCCGCAAGTATCGCAGGCGTAACTTTTGCATCGAATGACGTGATAGAAATGTTGTCCATTTTGTTTTACACCCCAAGCTGGTAGTAAGCACCTCCTATTGTTGCCATGGATGATTACTTTACTACCGGATTCTTGGGTCATCGCATCACTCAACCAAATATGGTCAGACGCTTTTTGGCCCTGGTTACTCCGGTGTATAGCCAACGGTCATATTCACGACCATTAGCAAGCCTTTTTTGAAACGAGCTGTCGGGTTCAAAAATCACCACCTCATCATACTCTGAACCTTGAGCTGTATGGGTAGTCTGTGCATATGCATATGACCAACGCTGTAGATGGTCAGCTCCATCCGGCATCATCCCTTCGAATTGTTTCGCTGAAATATGGACTCTACTCAGTGTTTTTCCATATTCAGTGGTGATAGTTGCCAAATAAGTTTGACTATCTAATTCTTTCAACCAATCAATGACACCTCTTGTTCCCTTTGGAATTCCATGGTGTCGGATGTTTTTAGCAAGAACAACACGTTCACCAGGCTTTGGTGGTCCACTAAGACCTCTTATAGACCTAACACCTTTATTTAGATAGTGAAATGTGAAATTGCGATTAGGTTTACTTGTAACGTAGTAGTTTTCTCTACTAAAGAAAGTCAGCATCATTAAATCCGGATTATCCAGATCAATGTCGAACTCTCCATCATTCGGAAATGATAACCGACGTACATCTTGACTAAATTCTCCGTATTCCAATCGCTCACCATTTCTAATTTTGTGAGCTAATTGGATTATTGGTGAATCTTTTGCTTGTCGGTGGATATCGGCAACATTATCCATCTTAATATTAGCGTCTGACATTAGATCTAATTTTGATTTATAATTATATCCAAGTCGGACTAATTCACTTCCACTCTCTACTGGAGGTAATTGAAAGTGGTCTCCAAAAAAGATAATACTGGAGTTTTTTGGCATGGTTTCAATTATATCATCATAGAGGATGCGACCTACCATGGAACTTTCGTCGCAAATAAGAAGACGTGTGCCTCCGATTTCTCTTGGATTAAAAGAAAGTACACATCCACAAGCATTATAGGTTCCTGATCCATGACAAAGATCTCGTTCGTCAGTTCGGTATGGACAGGTACTACAATGATGTGAAATTGGACGATAAAATTTGTTATGTATAGTAACAACACGTTGTGAGATATCTAGAGCCTTGTGCTTTTCGCCCAATACCAAGGTTGCTTTGTTCGTTGGGGCAATAAAACATACTTCCTTTCGATCTATGCCAAGCAATTCAGGCAATTGGACAGCTAAGGTGGTCTTGCCAGTTCCGGCTAGACCACCTACTTTAACAATTCTTTGTCCATTTCTAAGTGAATTATCAATTTCCGACACTACCCATGCTTGCTTTTCAGTAAGTTCAATCATACTTTCCTTCTCAAAGTTGTATGGGCAGCTACCCGTCTTGGAATTTTGTTTCTTATTAGAATTTCGAAATCATGTCTGGTTCGTTCATTTAAAATAATTGAAGTTCCACAAGCACAAGATGAAGTTATGTTATCCACGTGTGCAAGTACGTAATCAACTTCGCTATCCCACTCGCTTTGTAAGTCACGTGATCTAGGTGCATTGACGAAAATGTTTACTAGAGTTTCTAGAGCGTACTTAACCCCTGAATGACCATGACTGCCAGCGGTGAGTATTTTTCCAATAATGGTTAGTCCAGTGTCATGAACACCACCATCGTAGGATAATTGTAACTGTTGTGAACATTCTATCATAAGTTTAGACATGAATTCACAGATTGATTCATTTGGAAATGAATCTAATTCCTTGAATTCTTGTCGGGGAGATTGAATAAATATGGACCTTACCGGTTCCTCTACTAACTGCTCGGTCCACATTTCTGGTAACTCTGTTAGGTCTTTGATTTCTGGAATTTGTCCAACTAACTCATTTCCACCCAGTCCGTTATACCATAAATAACGAGATTCTGCTTCTTTGTTCCATGATGGATAAGTAATCACGTATCTATGAGTGTACTGAATTACCGTTATTCCGTTTATGGTACTGTACCATTTTCCGTTTTCATATTTTTCCGGAATACGATAAAGTATCTTCCCGCCTTCACCACCCCGGGCATCTACATTGAATGTAGTTGGTAGCTTTCCGTACTTGTTTTCTAGTTCTTGTAATTTGTTAAGGTCATCTTTGTAAGCATCTATATCTAGTGCTATTACGTTCTTAGGTAAACGAATAGCTATATTTGCCCATTGGTACTCGCCTATCCACTTTTTAATTTGTTGATTAGTGGCAAGTCCGTATCCACCACTTACACCTTTTACAATTATATTTTTTCCTTTTGCTGGTAGAGGAGAGAACCCGGCCATATAATATGTTTCAGCAGCAAGTCCGTATGGTCCCATGGGTGCTCCTCATTATGCAGAAAAATTATTTTCCCATTCTATGTTCGCATTCTATGTTCGCAGTCACACCAGCTATCACCTCGACATAATTCGTGTTTTTTGTTTTTACATGGTTCACATATAAACTTCATATTGAATTCAGTCACCTACCTTCATTCATTATAAGTCCTTAGCTATCTTCTTCTAGTTTGTCTTCAATATCTCTGCACGAATGTAAGCCTGCGAAATAACCCGCGAAGAATCCAATATAAATTAAAAATGCCGCAGCAAGTAGTTTAAGCATTATCAGAAGTTTCCGGTAGTCCACGACAGATAATTAGTTTAGGCATTTTCTTCCATATTTTTCGGTGTAAAAGAAATAAATCCATCAGTAGGCAGATTCAAGCACAAATAAATTGCTTCGAGTGCGTTTATAGAATCAGCTATTAGCTCGTTTATTGTTTGTGGACTTGGATTGTTTAAAGAATTCTTGACCATTTCAGCTCTAGCTACTCGCAACTCTGATAGTGCAAGTAACGCATCTTCTACCATTGGTATTGCTCCAATCGATACAGCTCAAGCCACTTCCAGTTGCTCATTTCGTTATAATTATCCCACTTTTCCTTTAACCTAGCCTTTAAGTTCAGCATTTTTATAGTTGTCTCCGTATCCACCCTTCGACCTTCGGTCAACATATCAATCGACTTCATCCACAAGTAAGGGTATTTAGTGCTGGTTGGATGCCAATATTTGCTAACTCTGGGTTGTACGTCATAAGCAGCGTGCTTGGCCTTGTATTTATTTTTTGGGTTTGCAATGATCCATACTAATAGTACAATTCCAGAAACGATCAAGATAGCACCTAGGAACATAAAAAACGTCAACATATTATTACCACTTCCAAGAGTATTGACTGTATGTGTGTTCGTTACAACTAACTTCTACCTTGTAGTGAGAGATATCAAAGCTCAGGAAAGCCATTATCCTTTGATATAATTCAGCACAAACTGCTTCCGTATTATCTGCTTTTATTCCCTTCGAAACAATATGCACTTGCTTTATTAGTGTATCTTGGTTAAGTGTAATTTTTCCGTTGTTGAAAACTTCGATTTCAATGAAGTAGCCATTCCATTTAGTCTGTACTTTCATCCCGTACATCGACTACCTCTCCCTCAATTAAAACAGTCTCATATACTTTTTCCCATGGTGCCCTTTGAATTCCAGCAGACAAATTTATCGAAGCAGTTTCCATTCCATAAAGTTTTGATTTCCTTTCAAGTGCCTTTAGGACAATAGCCGCGGCCAGTTTGTCTCCACGGCTAGCATCGTCAATGAACCGCTCAACAATATTATCAATTTGGTGTGCCATAGTCTCCCGAAGTTCATTTACTCCAGGAGCCTTTACTTTCTGAAACATTCTATTTAGATATGCACGTACGTTATCTTCACTGATGTTTAGTGTTTCAGCAATATCGTAGTAAGACTTCCCAGCATATCTCATTCGAACTATTGCCTTAACCATCTTTCCATATCTAAATCCAAGCGCTTTGAAATTAGTAATTTCTAATGCTTGTTCTAAAAGATCGGGTTCTTGTTCGGGTTTGTATTCCACTTAGAATCACCACCCATATTTTATATCTTTCAGTTAAAGAGACCCAGGGCACCCCCCGTGCCCTGGGTCTCTGGCGATTAATTTATTTAGTTAAAATAGCCAACCTAAGAAGGAAGCGGAAGTCCACTTCCAGACTTGTCCTTGGCACTATCCAACTTCTGGAAGACAACGTTGAACTCGTCCCGCTCCCGAATCTCGCCGTTCTTCTTCTTGGTTCCAGCCAGGAACTTAGTGCCCTTGACAGAGCACTTCTGACCGATGAAGGAGGTGGGGTCGGGAGCACCATTGGGTGCCGTAGGCAAGTGGATTTCCTTGTCAACAACATATTCGGGATGAACGGCATCACAAAGCCATTTAAGCGCGTAGGCTTCTCCCCAAAGCATGATGTTGGTGTATACCGGGAGACCTTGGTATTTTCCTTCTTCAATGGTCAGCTTGGTCCGCCAGAACGGCTTGCCCGTGTTCTTGCCCTGCTGAACTTCTTCCGAAGTTATATCGGAAATCATGACAACGTATCGACCAGTTGGAGGAAGTTCGTATTCTCCTGAACTAGCTGCCACGTTATCTGACATATTAAGCTTGAAGGTCATTGGTTAATTTCTCGCCCTCTTGAATTTGTTTGAAAATATATTGCATGGTTGGATTTAAGATTTGTTTGTCTAAGAGATTGGTTCGATCTTTTGCAATTACTCCTGGTATGCTGTCAGTTAATAGAATTCGTTCGTTTTTTTCCTCCACAGTTTCAATGTATAAGTGTGCAACTATATCGAAGAAAGCTGAGACCTCATCAGCAGCTTTGCCTGTTAATGATGGCTTCTTTGTTGTCATGGTTGTCCGTTTGTCAACGTCTACTCGCACCAGCGCGGTCATAATGACGTTCATTGGAAGATCTCGGAACTTCCGAACAAATTTCCTTACATGTTCGGTGTTTATCCCCCATTCTTTAATTTCTGGAATTGCCATTGGATCGTTACCTTTTCGGGTATCCATGGTAAATTCCATGCTCAACTTTTGTACTTCGGTTAAGCTATCAACTACTATTGTTTTGAATTCATGTTTGCCAGTTTTTAGTTCTTCATACAAAGAATCAAACGCTTGCCAAGAACCGATTCGCACCTTTTCAACGTTTGGAAACATGTTTCGAAGACTAAGTGTACCACCTTCTACATCAATAAATAGTACAGGGCGCATCTCTGAAACTGAATCGGATGATCCAGCAAGCGTGGTTTTGCCTGCACCACTTATCCCATAAATTAGCATATTGAATTTTAGTAATTCATCTCTAACAGACCGAATTGGCAGACCGGCAATTGTTGATATCAAAATATTATCCCTTGAAGATTTACTGTGTTATGTCCATTATGGTTCGACGTTACCACAGCTCAGGGAGCGTGTCAAGGCGTGAGTGCATCGGTTAATTTAAGATCATCAATGCGTTGGTAGGCCAGCTCGCCAGCCAATAATGAGGCGCACCGATTTTGTTCATCACGCCAAAATATGTATTTTTTGTATGCTGATTGAAGGTCTGGTTGGACTGCTTTAGTTTCATCGATTCGGTATTTAATTATTATTGGGTCTGTTATATTTCGTTGTCGGCAAGTTTCTAATTCTCGATCTTCGAACATTTTGTCTAGGCGATTATACTCTTCACTGTTTTCCTTGGCCTTCGCTGCTGCCAACCTCATCCTTGTTAGAATCTCCAAGAAGTTTGTGTAGTTCATATTTTTCACCCAAATAGAATTCGTCTATTTTCTTCGAATGTAATACAAAATTTCCAGATTTAACAATGAATCTGGAAACGTCTTTACCATAAACTTCAAAATGAAAAGAAAAATATTCGCTATGATTTTCGTTTGTAACTTTTGTACATTTAATATAATAATACATTTTACTCATTTCATTAGAGTTTCTCGATCGATCATACTCGGTTAGTATTTCAGCTAGACAGCTGACAACTGAACCCTGTCGACTGTGCCGCTTACCCGCACGCCGATCGAGTATCTCTATCAAATTATCGGGTACCTGTTCTGGAGTCACGACTTCGTTTTCCCTGCTTCACGTATGTGGTCAAATGATTTCGGCATATCGCTGTCCCGTCGACTAGGTAGAGCGCCGCCTTATCGCATGTCAGGTTTGACGATGTGAAAATTGGACAATAGAACATGCTCATATTAGTCTCTACTTAACTTATTTCATTAGAGTTTGAAGCTGATCAAATTTCTTTGCCTTTTTAATGGTTTCAGGATCAGCTTCTATTGCAGATATGTCCTGTACCAATTTAACCATGCTGTGCCTAATTTTGTTTAGCTCCCAGTATGTATTGTCTATTTGCTTCGAGATTTCCATTGCAAGTGCAATAAATCCAGTTTTGTTAGTCTTCTTTGAAATAGCTTTCTTAGGACTTTGTGCTGCGCCATTCCTTGGTCGATGCTTGCCCAAGTGAGCACGTACACTAATTCCAGAATCAGCCGTGTATACAAGACAAATGTCACACTGATATACTACACTTCCATCTTCGAGTAGAACTTCACTAATGTTCTTGAAAGGAACTGCCTTTCCTCCAGTTATTGGAGTTTCGATTTTTGCTTGGGATCGTTCGATGATCTTTACACCATTGATGAAATCTTTGTTGTTTGATTGAACTTCGTCGATATTTCCACGAACGGTGGCTATATCTGCAATTTTATTTGAGGATTGTTCAATTCTCTTCATTCTATTTTTATCTTTCTTTTTTGAAAGGTTAGCTTCTGCCTCAAGAAGACCATTTCGTTTGCACCAAGCTTCCGCATTGCGAAAGCCTCGGCCTCGGCCTGCGTCTGGTGTAGATGGAAACGATTCTGCGGCTCCGTTCGGTGCACGAATAAAAAAGTGACCTCCTCCAGTTCTACGGACGGGCCAACCAACTGCTTCACATCTTTCCATAAGTTGCTGAAATTGTAGCTTTTTACTGGACATATTGATCTTCTTCGTAGTAATGTAATTCTTTTTTGACATATAAAGTGTCTAGGGTATATTTATAATCCTCATCCATGTTTTTTCCAATGCAAGGAGTCTTATACGCACAGTGGTTACAGGTGAATCTAGAAGGCATAGGATAAACTCTTGGATTTTCCATCATATCTTTAACTTCGTTTAGCAAATCTCTCCAAGTGTTTTCGATTTCGTATCGATTCTTGATAATTTTGTGTCGTTGGTAGAATTTAGGGCCTTCGGCACTTTTTAGGTAGGCGACGTAATCATTATAAATTCCATGATAGTATCCAGGATCGTTCGCTTCTACTTCCCTAATAAAAAGGTCTAGCTCAGTAGGTGCATTCTTGTCGGTACTATATAGGCGACCTTTGTATGGTCGCTTCAATTTTTGTGGTGGCTCCGGTACTGCCTTCCTCTGCTCATGATAAATGAAGCCATCCACAGGCCGACCTAGTTTGGCTAGAGCCATTGGATACCTACCGACCTGCGTGTCTAATTGTAGAAAGGATGATTCTGTGTCGTCAGCGATAATCCTAGTGGTCGTTTTCCAGTCTACAATCAAAAGTCTATGCTCTAAATCCTGGAAGATTGCATCAATTATACCTCCATAGGTAACTGGCAAACCTTCCCATAATTCGTAACTTCGGTTTCCCGAATCTACTATTTCTTTTGGAGTCATAGTAGTTGTGTGCTTAAGCCATTTCTTCCAACATCTAGTGCATTTACACCATAGTCCCAAATCAACTTCAAATGGAATTTCAACCGTCAGTGGTGTTAGACCAACATCAAGTTTTGGGCTAACTTCCTTGGTGTAATATTCTAGCATTCGTCTTCCAAGATCAACGCGTTCTTGGTAATCTTGAATTACTTCATCGCTAGGTTCGCCGTTTACTTCCTTATAATAGTCAAGTTGCTGTTTGACTACTACATTGAACTTGGCAAAGGCAGCGGCTGCCATCATCTCACGATCTTTGCGCCACATGTCTGGGTCATACCAGATTTGTTTCGCAGCGTGCCAGGCCATACCAAATTCCAACGGCTTAGGAGTTACGGTTGGATAATAACCTTCTCTGTAAACCCAGTCCCATCGTCTACGACAGGATTCGAACGAACGAATTTCGGAGTTGTGAAAACTGTGTTGTAACTTAGCCTTGATTAGTTCGTCTCTGTTCATCATATGCTCCATGAGTTGGACAGTGTTGTGATCCACAATCTATGATACCAATTCCTACGTCTGCTTCACAACATGGAGTATCACAAGTGCAAATTGACTCATTTTGGGGTAGTTGTACGAAACATTCTTGACAAAGTTCATGTTCACAATCATCGCATTGGTTGTCATCGGCAGCTATGTGTCCGTCCTTTCCTAATTTTCTACAAGCACAGCATATGTTGCATAGTGGTAAACCCATTCTGGAGAATTCCATATCTTCGCAAATGTAACATCCTTCTCTGTGTACTTTAGGAACCGATACCATGGAATCTTTTAGTAGTTGATAGGCTGGGTCGTTCGGTCGTTGATGCATTCTAGGTGTTCTATGTGTCATAATTCAGCTCTATTCATCTCTCACATTTCTCTAATTGTCGTCACTGATGAATCCATTGCTGTTAACTTCATCAATGATTTTCTTAAGATATGTCAACTCTTTTTCAGGGATTTTCCAGTTTTTAATATTGTCATGGTAGAATCGGTAATCTCCTTTCTCTTGTAATAGTAATATAGTCTCAATCACTTCTTTGGTTCGACAGCCTAGATGATTAGCTGCTTGTGTCGGTGAGAACCATTTTCCTGAATTCAACGTGTTCCTTCTTTACACTTAGCCTTGATTAGTTCAGTTCTGTTTATCAAGAAACCCATCTTTAATTCTAAGTCTGTTTAATTGACTATAGCACCTATAAAATTCCCGTTCTATTATCTTATTAGATTCTACCGCTTCCTCATCAATAATTTGGAAGGTTCTTAAATCATCTGGAATTGTAAAAACGCTTACCGTTTTACGTTCGTGATCGGTAATTGCTATTGATACTATTAATCTTTCCATTGATTTTCTTTCTTTAAAGTAATCAATGCTTGAGCATGGATGCCACCTTGTACGTAACCCGCGTGGTCCATGCACACCGATTGTCCGTTTATTATCATATCCGCATAAGCTGCTTCTGTTGGTGGAGTAGGTTGGGGTTGGAATACGCAAATACTACAAAGCAACTCAGTCACGGGGCACCGCCTCGTCCTGGGTGACCAACCGAACGGTACGGATGTCCTGCTCCAAGGCGTCCAGCACCAGCAGCCATTGGCCGCCTATCTCGGCGTGGAACCGAATACGTGGTGGGGCGTCCGCCTTGTCGCCGAACAAGTAGCCTAACAACGCGCCGGTCCAACTTACCTGGCTTGCTTTTACGTGTTCAGTGTGGCCACTGGTCCACGTGATTTCGTACGTTTGCAGTTTTCCACGCTTGGAATGTGGTGTTGGTTCAGTAAATCTAGGCGGAGTCCGCTTGGGGAACAGGGGTAGGGGCTCGTCTGTAGGGTAGTAGGGAATCATGGTCTCTCCATTCTGGCGTCGTTATTATTTCCTAATATGGAAGATCGTGCTTTTTGGCTAATTTGTAGGCTTCAAGTTCTTCCTTTTCCTTTTTTTTTTCCTTATTAATCTCACGCTTTTGTCGGTTAGTTGGTCGACTTATCCAAGCCAATAATGCCATTCCAATACCAATGAGAGCTGCTACTGGCCAAGCAATCATAATTGCGAACAAAGGTATCCAACCATCTTCTTCGGGATCCATACAGTTTTCGAAATATTTATCATCTATAATATATGCCAAACGAGCTGAAAATACTCCAACTAACAAATAACCTAGTATAATCACCCAAACCAACAACTAGTTCACGTCCTTAGTTATAGAATATCCGCATTGTTTCAATGCTTTAATTACATTTTGTGCAAAACGCTCGCGCACGCTAAAATTTAAGAATGGTTTTCCTCCTGGGGCAAGTGGCCTACCAAATTCTTTGCATGCCTCGTTAGCTATAATGGATATGTGAATTGAATGATTATGTTTTGATGTCATGGATGCTTAACCCAATCTAATGTTTCTTGGATACTTTTTCCAATATTCAGCCAATTTGTATTGTAAACCTTTTTTCTGTTTTGAAGATTTGCTCTAGCCAAACAATAACGAACAGCGTTATCTAGCAAATCAATTGTTTCATAATGGGATTCATTGGGAACTTCAAACGTTATTTTCATTTACGTCAACCTCGTATAGTTTCACATCTACGTAACCATTATGTGCATCTCTCCTAGCAATCCTGCGTGCTCCCCATCTTGTGCACGCATAGGATATAACCCTACCTTCATTTGTAGAGACTTCATAACGAAATATTATGGGAACGTGTTCATAGCGAACAATTTTATATATTTTCTTCATTTTTTATTTTTCCACCCGTGGAGAGTAATATTTTGACCTTCCCTCTATTTTTACTTTTTGTAGATCAGCTAGTACGTCATGTTCCGGATCGTCCCATGGTAGTACGTGTGGAGGTTCGCAATCATCTCCGTAATAGTGCGTTCGGGGAAGCGCGCTTGGGCATTTTTTGTCATGCTTAATTTCTCCATTTCTCCATGGTTTATGACAAATAATGCAACGTTGTCCATCCATATTAATTCTTTTCTTGTATTGTCTTCTCACGGACGTGCTTACCAAACCGCCGAAGCATATCTATCACTTCATCCTTTAAACGGTACTTGGCGTCGTTCCACTCGACGTATTCATCTATACCTGAATGAAGACACCCAGCTTCCGTTATCGTAAATTCAGTGAGTGCATCTTCCAGTGATGCATCCAAATTGTCGAACGACTGTATAGCAGAAAACAACGGCACAACACCTGCTTCTATTTCGACATTAAGAGCTGCCAACAGTCCTCCGCGCATACACACTTTGCCATCGGCATCGATCTCTTCACCTTGGCACCACCCGCGTATGCTGATTTCGTCTGCGGCCTTGTCGGCAATATCTGCCCATTCGGGTTTTAAGTTATGATCCATCAGTGATCTTCCTTATATTTTGCTGTCATGTAGGCCATGTGATCCTTGTAGAGAATAAGCTGTGTTCATTATTGTGATACAATTTAATTAGGTCCTGTTCGGTAGCTGATTTATTATTCTTTTTTAGTTTTTCAAAAAGCAAATCGAACAGAATTCCTTCATCATCAAACAATTCAACGCATGCTTCACATTTATTTTCCATTTTTAAAATTCCAAAATTCTTCAATTTCTTCTATAAGTTGATGGGCATAGGAAGGATCGTCATGACATATTGACAACATCCACTGTTCAACAACATTTTCAAATGTTTCAGGTCCACGGAAAACATAGTCTGAATCATATCTTGCTACAAAATATCGGTGAATTTGAACTTGTATATCAAGATCACTTTTATCACCAAAATGGTCTGCTACTTTGCTCACTTTATACTCTTTCTATTTTTGAAAATATGAGTGGATAAGTGCAGTAGACAAATAGCACAAACCTAACAATACTGGACATGCTTCAATGGCTGTTCGTGGGTCGATAATTGCCACCGTTAAAGGAACTACGATACCAATGCCAAGCGCGCTTAGTAAAGCAATTATTCTCCATATAAAACAATTGCGCGCTGCCACACGGCATCATCCATCTGTTTTTGAAGTAACGAGCACCATCGTCGCTCCCTCACGAAGTAGGTCACTCACGGACACACCCCGCTCGGTAGCCAGATCGCGCAGAGCAATCACAATTTCCGAATCCAACCTAAACGAGATCATCTGGCCAAGTCGCTTTGGTGCAACGGGCACGGCGGACTCGACATCAATCTCATCACAATTAATTTGCGCCAAATCCCTGCGTTTATTCTCACTTAGATGTTCAACTATGTGAACCCGGCACATCGCTGTCCCATCGACCAGGTAATCCACTGGCTGATCACATATGATGCCGTGTGTGAATATTGGACAATAGAGCGTGCTCATATCAACTCTTTCTCCATAACCACCCACTTATCTACAATTCTCCAAGTAGTTGTTTAACAACTGCCCAGTTCATGGCAATTCCGTCAAGACGCTCTGCGTCTAGCGTGTCGTCAGCTACAATGTCAATTACTTGGGTAGCGTTCTTTTGTCCTATTCGATGCAATCTGTCTTCTGCTTGTATGTTAAGCGATTGTGCCCAATCTCGATCTGTAAATATTACTGTGTTGCTATTGGTAAGAGTAAGGGCTACGCCTCCAGCTTTAATTGTTCCAGCGAACACTCTTAGTTTATTATTTTGGAAATTATCAACTATTCGATCTCGTTCGGTCTTCTTGACCGAACCGGTATATATACCATGACTAATCCCAGCCTTTTCCAAACGAGCGCCTAGTAGATTAATCATTTGACTGAATTGACTAAACACTACAATAGGTAAATCAGTAGACTGAACAATGTTCAGGACTGCGTCTAGCTTAGATGACGGATCATCCAAAAATACTTTAGTTCTAACTTCTTCTTGAAAATCTGCCCGTGCACCTTGAGGATGTGGACCAATGTGTTCTAATCGTGCATAAGCACAGGCAAATTGTTGTAATCTCATCAACTGTGCAATTACTATTGGAGCGTTGATGGGTTCATGTTCGTGTTCACCAACCCAAGCAATCATATCCTTTTTCATTGCATCGTATGCTTTGCGTTGCTTGCTGTGAAGTTCAACCTTTATCGTACTATAATATTTGTCTGGTAAGTCTTTAAGAACTTCTGCTTTGCGACGTCTAATATAGAACGGTCGCATTTGCGACATTAACTCTTCTTCGTTTTTTACTCCAACAACTTGCTTATAACCATTCCAGTCGGCCCATTCAATATACCGTTTGAAATAGCTCCAATAACTTGACCAAAACTTCGGATACAACCAGTTCAGAATTGACCACAAGTCGTCTGGCTTATTGAATACCGGAGTACCGGTCAGTCCAGTCTTATACATTGACTTGATTTTTTTGAGTGCTTTGGTCTGAGCCGATTTACGATTTTGTAGGTTGTGTGCCTCATCACCAATTACGTGAAACCATGGGTATTTTTCCAGTTCAGGTTCTAGCCTAAGCATAGGCCAATGGCAAATGTAGACGTCGAAGTAACCGGCCTCTACTGCCTCCATAAATGGCTCACGGTTTTTGTTATTGATCGGCATGACCGATAGGTGGGGAGCCCACTTTCGAAAATGCTCGGTCCAGGAACTATCTGAACCAGAAACTACGCTAAGTGGGCACACCACCAAAGTCTTAACTGGCTGATCTAGCTTCTTTCGTCGCTCAACATCTAAAGCGATGGCAGTAACTGTCTTACCTAAGCCCATGTCGTCACCAATTAGAACACTACGGATATCATTTAATTTATCCACAGCTTCTTTTTGGAACGGAAACAAACTTAATTTGGTCACTGGAATCGCCCACTAATTACTTGATTTGTTTACATCACGTTTGTCCATTTGTTTTTTGATAAAGTTTGATACATCTTGCAAACAGTCTTGACTCCATATCGCGGGCACATTGTCTACACTCAAACTGAGTACGTACCTTCGCCATCCTCCATACCACTTTACATATCCAAGGTAGGAGCCGTCGTTAGAGTTTTCGACTTTCCACACCTTTGTTTTACCAGTGTCTGATATTTCTGTAAATTGCAAAAATGTCATGGTGTGTTAGGCCAATCAAAATCAGGATCATAGAAGTAATTGTATGATATTGTAAGTTCGCTCACCGGAAAAGATCTTATGTCCGGCTTGAGAACAGGTGCGTTTATCTTTCTTCCACAAAAGTAACACTTGCCATGGAGATCAGCAATTCCATGACCGCTAATTGATTCTTGGCATTCCCGTGGCCAATTACGTTCCTCCGTATACCAAAATAATTTGGTGTATCCCATCATTACTCAATTCTTATTTCTTTAATCTTAGATAAATGATCGGCATTCCTTTGGGCACGTTCAATTCTTTCACGTGCACTCACGCCACCAGTTGTCGGAAAACTTTTTTCACGATTCGTTGTTGGCTCAGGAACTGTGCCGTCTGGTCGTACCTGAACGATCCAATCTCGATCAAATCGCTTGCACCTAGTGTTTGCACACCTAAAAATATGTAGCTCACCAGGTGGTGGCTCGAATTTCTTCTTTGGAAGAGGTCGACGTCCGGCTGACTTACCTAGTTCATTACAAGTAGGACAACGGCGGGCCTCATCTAAAGTTGAATCAACCATATCTCCACATCAATTCTTAGAAAATTTCATAACTTTTTATTATCGACGAAATGCTAACAGCGTTTTGATGCTGAGCACTATCGAAAAGAATACTAACAGCACAACGCCAGCGGTCAGAACGATATCTTCCATCTTACACCTCTTTCTTAATCGTCTTCATCGTCTTCATCGTCTTCATCGTCTTCATCGTCTTCATACTCGCCATCACCATCACAGTATTGACAATTAGTCGAACCTCGACAGTCGGCACAAGTTTCATCATTATCATTTTCTTGTACTACTGTGCCAGTACCTTCACATTCTGCACATTCACCGGTACCGTCACACTCTTCGCAATTAATCAACACTTTCGTCTCCGTTTTCTAGAAGCCTATGTACTTCTTTAACTGGATACCTACGACGTCCATTTGGTAATTCTATGTTGATAATTCTACCTTCTTTTGCCCATTTATTAACTGTTTTTGGACTTACACGAAAAAAGGCAGCTACTTCTGATGGAGTGTAAAAACATTGGACTTTTGGATCTAGTTTGTTTTCATTCATGATCTAAGGACCCATGAATTTGTTTGGCTATTTCTTGGGCAGTTTGACCATGATCTACCCAATCATAACCTTTACGAGCTAACTCATAAGCAATTGATTTGTCAACTTCATGCTTTTTTTCGAGTATTTCACCAACCGATACCTCATCATAAATTTTCATTTTACCTCTCAAAATTTTCTCACGCTGCCTCTGAGTCGTTCCTCCCCAAATACCATGTAATTTAGTCACGGGCCAACTGAGCGCGTATCTTAAACATTCATTGGTAACTGGACAGCGACGGCAAACTGACTTTGCCTTTTTTGGTTTTCTTCCAGCGTCCTTAAAGAATATTTCTCTATCATAATTACGACAAAGTGCTTTTTCTTGCCAAGATAGGTCGTCCATATGTCAACTCCAAATTTCCTCTTTCGTCATATTCAAAGTTCAGCTTTGTTACATCGACGACAAAGGACTTAGGAAGTGAAATATATCCACCAGCATGTTTTACCACACCGGCCAAAAGCTTAGTTACCGTCAAGAAAGCTTCTACTTCCTTTAGGTCTTGAGTTTTGGACACGATAGATACGTAATCATCGATCAATTTGCCCTCAAAGTCCCCTACCACTTTTCATTCTCCCAATTTTGGTAGACAATCCAAGCATATTTGGTTCCATGCTTTCCATACCAATTGAACAAAGCACGCTTACGTTGCGAATCCGAACGCAGATTATTTAAGTAATTTACATCTTTGTCTGTTAGTTCACCTATGTATCGATATCTATTTATAGGTGTTTCACTTACCCATTCAATTACCATATTACGAAAATACAATGCCAGCAGCAGTGAACAGGCCATTATCTACTAGGCAAACGGGTAAATAATTTGCTGTACTATGAAATTTCCTCGGTGCACCTGCTGGCAATCGAACTCCATTTTCAAAAAGCCATGCCTCTTTGGTCATATTGGTCGGATTAATATAAATTCCCATTTCTACCTTCTTTCTTTTAGGAGTGCCCCCAACAGGATTCGAACCTGCGACCTTCGCATTAAAAGTGCGTAGCTCTGGCCACTGAGCTATGGAGGCAAAAATGGGGAGGCTATATGCCTCCCCGTTTTTATTTCAACAAATATGTTCTACAGTCCTACCTCAGTTGCTGCATGTTCCGCTTGCTTTGTGGTAAATCCTTCGAATTCCAACTGCTCGATCAGTCCTTGACGGGAGAAGTTCGAGAACTCAAGGTAATTCTCGGCACTACCAACAGCCTGCGCCATCCAGTCTACATCTAGATAATCAACCGCGAACTCGGCATCTTCCGTAGAGAATCCTTCGAGTTCTAATTGATTAATAAGTCCCTTGCGGGAGAAATTGAAAATATCCAGGTAATTTTGAGCCGATCCAGTTGCTTGTTTCTGGGCAGTTGTCAACTCTGGATCGGTTGACATTTCTGTTTCTTTATTATTCTCAGGTTGAACGGTAATGTTATCGCTCTGTCCTAAAGACGTAAGGGTAACAATTGTACCAAGAAGACACATCCCCAAAATTCCAACTAATACAATTAGAACAATCCTTCTTGTTTTGTTCTTCTTCTTTTTCGGAGGAAACTCTCCGTTTTGTTGTGGATAATACTGTGTCACTAAATTCCTTTCAAGTATTTAAGATATAATATATGGTTTCACTTGCGTAGTCCCAATGGGATTTGAACCCATGTCTCCGGAGCGAAAATCCGGAATCCTTGGCCACTAGACGATGGAACCAGGGAATAGTGTTGCGGTTGGAAATTCCGCCTCCGTGCCTCACTATTGCTCAATGGCAAGATTACTCGGCAAGGTACCTTCCACGGCCCTCTTCACTATTCCGCTGGGATACCAAGATTCGAACTTGGACTGTCGGAACCAAAATCCGATGGCCTGCCATTTAGCCTATATCCCATTGCAGTGTTGAGGTTATTCACGTCTCTAGAAAGTAAACGGACAAAGAAAACTTTCGAGCCGAAGAACAGGAATGTTTGGAGCCATTCCTGCATTGTTCTTAAAACAATTGTTCCCTCAACACTACGCTTATTGAACCCACGTCAGTGACCTAAGATGATTAACAGCCTGTGATGTTAATTTATCATCTTATATTAGATGGTCATTGACGTGGGTCTTTCACAACTCAGGACTTGACTAATAATCAAGTAAGGCGCCTGAGCTAGCTTTAAGTGGGTATCGTGGTTGCCAGCCCATACCCAGTAAATCTCACCTGGCCGAACAGATGTATTCACAGTGCGTCGGTGCACAGACAGAGCGTTCTATTGTCCAAACGGGTCAGGGTGCTTGAGCAATTAACGGGTGTCTTTACCATTTGTTAGTAAAATTTACTAACATCGACGTGGGGCGGACAGGACTTGAACCTGTATCCTGCTGTCGTCGTTCACCCACCGGAAACCTCGCCTTGGTTGGCTACTCAGCCCAGCTATTTTCCAGCTTAACAGGTGGTGCTAGCACGCAGCTCTACCGTTGAGCTACCGCCCCTCGATGGAGGAAAATGGCCATTCCCTCCATCTATCTACATTTGTTTAAGGAAAATAAACGTAGAAAACAACCCCACAGTTTAGGATGCACGTCCCGAGATAGCGGTTCTCACAACTTTTGTGTGACTTGTCACGAACCACCAGCTAAAGAAGTTTGTAAACGTGCATTCCAAACTTCTTTACTGGTTCAGTCGATGACGAGGAGTAAGTTGCCAACTCACCTCGAACCTCACGCAGTCGAGGCCAAGCGTCCAGTTTTGGTTTTGTTCACTTTAAGTGAACCAAGGTGTAACTGGAAAACACCTCGTGCGCCAAGTAGGATTTGAACCTACACTATACCGGGCTTAAACCGGTTGCCTCTACCGTTGGGCTATTAGCGCGTCTAAATGAGTTGTTTAATTTATTATTTACCACTTAATGTGGAAGTGTCGCGTCGACTTTGCAACTCAGTATCCGGCGGTCCTTCTTGTTTAAGACAGTGTATCTGTCACCGTCAATACTGGACACTTCCACATTAAGTGGTCAATAATAAATTAAAAGTTAAAAAGTTGTGAGTAGTCCCGGACGGATTAGTCTTAGTCTGTTCTCCCAGGCCGGGACACCCAGTTCCAGAACTTTTAGTGCGCGCGCTCCGTGGTCTCGTCGCCGAGATTGCATACTCACAACTTGGACAATAGCCAATATATCTAGATATACTGACTATTATCACTTGGGCACATAACTAGATGTCGTTTAATACCGAGGTTCTCCAACCAGGTACCCCAAGCTTAGTAAAGGTCAACAGACGAATAATAATCCCCTATCCGTTCTGCCCGTTACCGGATTTTCGACCTTCACTGATTCAACTTTTGGAACTACGGCGTCGACCAAACCGCACTTGCCTCTTTAATCCCTATGCCTAATCCTGACGGACAGGTCTCCCTCACGGGTGGCCACGGGCCGCAACGCAGAGCTACCTCGTTACGGTAGATGCGGTTCCTAACCCTTATCAATCCCGGAGGATGATAAGGAATTAATTTGTCCATCGTGACGACAATGTTTGCTCCGTCCATGAACTTTCGGTTTGACCAGAGGAACTATTGCGCGGATTCAGGCAATTAATCTCACGATTAATGCAATCTCCGAGGAGATTATCTTTGCTCATCGCTCACACTTCCGGAGTGTCCACCGGAAGACTCCTACCACCGACAGGGAAAATTCGAAGGTATGCCTTTAGTTCGCTAAGCTGAACAGGTCATGACTCCTGCGTGCCACATCCGTGGAAGTACCACTGTTATATGACATACCAACGTTTTAGGTGTCCCGTTTTTCGCGCACCTTCGGGACCACAAGGCGAGGAAGCATTAAATGCCGCGGTGGCGGGGACGGGATTTGAACCCGTGAACTCCAGATTATGAGTCTGGCGTGGTACCGAACTCCACTACCCCGCGTCACGTAGCGGTTGGTTAGGCCGCTACGGTCGGGAACCACCCGACAAGTCCAAGAGAAATATTAATTCCTAACCGATTATAGGATCGTTATTCTCTTGGAGGTTTGAGTGGGCGCCTGTTCAGTCTATCGTATTGGCGACAATCCCTTGACGCCTCAAAAGTCAGGCCGGTCGTTTAAAACATTCCAGCGCGTGTAAGAATGTCCCCACGTGTATTTCTAAGAATTCAATTGTCAATGTCCGTTTGCTGCCCGTTTGTGGCCCGTTCGGGCGCCTCTCGCCCTATCGTAGCGCATGGGCGGGCAGGCGCGCAACCCGGTATCAAGATCAAGTTACTCGAGTAACTTGATCTTGACGAATAGGACTGGTGTACTAATGCTGTTTATTCCAGGCCAAATCAAACGCATCATCCGCATCATCATTGGATGGTCCAATTGAATTAGTCGGATCAGGTGGTGGCAATGGAACTACACTAGTTGGTAATGTAAAATTATCCGTCGGTCTATCTTTAACTAGCCAATTAATAATTTCCCATGGAATCCAAATTAGTGCTCCAAACCCGCAAGTCAGTATGGTAATAATGCACAGGAATAGTCTTATTTTTCTTGATTCCATGTATATATACCTTACACTGATAGCAGTTCATTCTTAACTAAGTAATTAAAGCTTACATCACTTAGCCATAGATTTATTCCATAATTATTAACGTCCGCAGTTACTGCGAAACTGCTACCATATGGTAAATCTTCACGTTCCATCAAAGACTTAACTAACTCATTTACTGTTTCTCGTTTTGCTTGAACGTGGTGTGGAAATACATCGGGCAAATTCTTTTGGTAAATTGACATATTAATTTCACTTACCAATCTTTTCTATGTTGAGAAATGTGAAGTCCTCTTGACTTTAGCATTTCTTCAAGTCTGTCTACCTTTAAAATAGACAGAGCCTGCTTGTCTAATGCCTCTTCTACTTCCTCAATGACAGGTGGTGTTGAACTTAATTTAGTAGGTTTATATTCTTCACGACAAGACTTACAACGTACTGGTGGTCGACCGCGCCCTCCTCGAATTTTAAATTCCTGACGACAGTCTCGGCAAACACGAGTATTAGTTAACACTGTTAATAATTCCAATCACTAGAACAATAATTGCAAAGATTGCAATTATTATGAATGGCCAGCCCGTAAAATGTTCACCATCACTATCACCATTACCATTCCAGTCGGGCATTTTTATTCTCCAAGATCATTTTGTAGGTACACTAATGTTAATCCATTTCATAGGTGGTAAGAGGAGGAGTGCCGAGCGTCCATAACGACACTCCTCCAGTGGGACAAGAGGGACTTGAACCCCCGACCGATCGATTATGAGTCGACTGCTCTAACCAGCTGAGCTATTGTCCCAACAATGACGCAGCTTCTATAACTACGCCATGTTAATTTGGGTGTTTAACTCTTTGCTATTAATCCCAATATATTCAATAATGCCTCTGCACTAGTTTTAGCTTCTTGTAATTCATTCTTTATTTCTTCTAATGTTCCAGACAGAATTGGTTCCTCTGATTCTGAGCTATACAAAACATATACTTTAATTGATTTGTATCCAATTACCCTTTTGTATTCATATGTTCCATCAGGTAATGGATATTCAGTAGTTATTTTATCAGTAATTGGTCGTAGTACGTCAGGTTGATTTTCAAATCGAAAAAAGAATTTCATCTAACTACCTATTTAACTGGTGAAGTGATTGACAAGTGTGATGACAGCCCAGGCAATCAGTCCCAAAATTCCTAGTCCAAGTAGGGCGCAGAACGCGAACCATAGCATGAACCACCAGGGCATACCAGGAAGCTCCGGCTTACGGTCAGAGAATCGCATTATTTGTATCCTTTCTTAGCAAACACAATTCTCAGTTAGGCGCACAAACCATGCACTTGGGGACCAATGATCGGAATAGCGAGCGGTTACCCACCCATCTTCATCCTCCTCTAAGATGACTTCGGCATTCCTCTCCGTTGCTTTTCGTTCCATATCTTTCAAGGTGCAATAATTACATCTGGTCAGTGTACTCATCTCAGTCATCCCTTGGCGTGATAGCGTCTCGAATGCTGTTCAACACATTGAGAAATTCTCGCTCACCGTACCTAATCGGCACAGCACCTAGTAGAATACTGGCCGCGACACCTCTTTCATATCCTCGCCTGACGTGGTTGAGAATATCTGAAATTACTCGAACTAGAATATCCCGCTCCCGAGCAGTCAGCTCGCGCTTAGGTGGATTGTTTGACCCGTCATAAGCATCGGTGCCTTCCGGCCAAGACTTGTAGCCATTGCCTTCCATAATTTTCTTTATTCTCTCTAATAATTCATCGTTCATTTCTTCCCTTTCTGTTTGATGTACCAACCGGCCACACAGTTTCAACTGTGTAGCCTATTGGCAGATCAAAATAGAGTTACTACCTTGAAATCAATCGTCTTATAAGAATCGTCCTTTGTTTTAATTACATCCAATAAAACATTCTTAATGAATTCTTGAACATCTGAAATAGAATCTGTAAAAGCGCTGAATTTCCAATGTGGTTCTTTATTTGCAATTTGAAATTTAACGAACAGGGCAAACGTAACCATCTATGTACCAATTCCTTTTCTATTTTCTCGGGAAAGTTTGCTGCTGCCTAGATCTGCCCGCCGGCCAGCGGCGAAGCCGTCTGTAAATCCGTTTTGGCTAGAAGCGGTTAGGTCATGCTTTATATATTTAAGATTAGGAAACGCCTCGTCTACTGCTTGATCAACTTCGGTTTCTCGATTCCGAAGCACTGGCAGATTGTCCGGCTCTTCGGTTTTTATTCGTTTGTTCATGTAGTGAAGTCGGTTCCCGACTTCAACCACAAAACCATACATCCAACTACTATTATAGGACTTCCCATTTATGTAGCTTGGTTTCTTGGTTGATGCTTCCATCACTCCGAATAACATTTGGGTATGTAGAGATGCGTACAACATCTTAATTCGGTCCAGATCACCCTTGTAACCAAACACACGGACAGCGTTTGAATTATCAAGGAAAACAGGTTTGCCACCAAGGTGGATAGCAATTTCTGCAAGTAAGGTTTTTGCTTGCTTTCTGTAATGAGAACTGAACTTAATATCCAAGTAAATAACCTGTTCACCAGTTACCTTGTCTCGGGCTTTAGCCTCCTCAATTCCATACTTGGCCATTAGATAGGTAGCCTTGTCAATCAAGGCATCGCGTTCGGCTTCGGTTACACCGGCCGCATTTGCCTTAGTTAGCAAGCCTTCTATTACGTTTCTCCATTTTTCTGCCATTGATTATTACTTTCGTTTTTGTAGCCAATATCGAATATTATCCCAAGTTTTTTCTATTTTCCATATCCACCAAGTAGGATCAAGAAGTTGGATGTTGATTGGTAATACTATGATCTTGCATTCACTACAACGGTGAAGATGCCACCTATACCAACGACTATCGTAGTTTATCTTAAGAAGTCTACCGTTGCAAGTATATTTCTTTGGATATTTAAATCCACCTCCGGCCCAACCAGGACAACGGCGAGGCTTGTCGTAACAATGCCGACTAATCTTCATGTATTAGAAATCCCAATCATCGAGACCCGAAGGATTTTCGATGGCAACAATTTGCTGGTCCCGAAGATAATTCAGAACAAGAATCTTTACCGCCTCGAATGGAATATTCAATTCCGCCAGTTCTTCGTCGGTTTTGTTTGTCCAAGTTCCTGCTGGTACCTTAACCACATCGGCGATCCTGTTTGGCAAAATGAACTTTACATTTCCAGAGTAATCTCCGTTATGGTGCATGGTAACTTGAGTTTCTTCGAACTCTCCACGTCGGAGACGTTCGTTTTGGGCGTCACCTTTCCAACTAATCGTGTGCACGTGTCATCTCCTTTCAGGAAAATTCACAACTTGTCATTGACAGATTGTGAATCAACCTGACTGTAGATGCTATCATATGTCCTGTACTAAACCGTAAAGTACAATTGCTAGTGCAGCAAGAAGCAACACTAGCAGGACTGTTCCTCGCCAACCTTGCATGTTTATCTTCCTAGAGCGATAGGAGTTTCCAACAATGGGGACAGGCATTTAGGATTTTTGCCTGTATAAACGTGCATTGGTCACACCATAGTGGAGCCCAGCATTGCAGTTTATCTTCCTGTTCCTCGGTAAGGTCTCGCATTCTAGTAGTTTCGTCCCAATAGTGGCACAACCTACAGCGAATTTGTTCATCATTGGTATGAGTCACACTACGAGTAGCCATGTCATCTCCTTAACTAGAAAATTTCATTACTACCCATAAAGTTCCATCTCTTCTAGTGCATCTCTAAATGAATTCATGAGATCTTCAAGTAATAGGCTAATGTCATCATTTTGGTGCCACTTCTGTAAAAATCCATGTAGCTCCTGCAACTCTTTGGCATTGATTCGGAAGGTGGCATCTTGTCTTAATTCAGTTCGTTCCATTTTACTCTCCCTGTCAAAATCATAGTCATATAACACAGCTTCGCGCTCTGCCAACGCAGAGCGCCTTGCTTCTATTTTTAGAAAATCATCGGTAACAATATCTAGTGCTTCGGCCCAAGAAAGTTCACCCATCTAATTCCTCCTCCTCTTCTTCTTCCGACCTTTGCCAAGCCTCCATCTCTGCGTCTTCCTGCAAGGCTTCTTTCAAAGCGAAATCACGATCGCTCAAACTAGCCCGATCGTATCCTTCGGCGTTCAAGGATTCGAATGCCCTCTTTACAAGTGTCTGGGCGGCCAGAATGTGTGATTCAGTGGTCTCACCCATTACCCAGGCCCGAGCCAGCTCGATATTTGAGAGTGGGCTGATGGCAACTAAATCGCCGCCATCAATTGCTATGATCATGAGTTTTTTCACTATTTGCCAATCTTATACAGGCACAGTGATTCCATGAACAATTACTAAAATCACCAGGCTTATTTGGATAAAGGTAATTGCCAATTACATCCCAATGCTCGGCTCGTCTGGTCAGACGGTACCATAGTGCCTGTCGCCAATTGACAATCCAGGGGTATATTTCCCTGACCACAGCTAATTTGTAGCTGCAATCTTCGTATAGCTCACCAACCTTAATTGGTTGCTTCATTTATTGGCTTCCGTTTCGAGTATTGGGTAGATTTCATTGTCTAAAGTATCTTGCGAAACAGGTTGTGAAAGAACTACCCATCCATCAATTACCACCAGAATCTTAATGTCTATAGGATTTGTATTCTTCTTTATTCATTGCCTTCCTCATTCAGTAGTTCAACGACTTCATCTATTGACACTGGTCGGTAATCCCAAGCGTCCACACCGACATGTACCTGTTGATTACGAATTTGTAGACTACTGTGAGTGTGCCCATGCAAGAGAATTTTGCCATCATCCTTTGGTCTATTTTGTTCGGGGATTATATCTCTGTGGGTGTCCCCAAAGTATGGGAAATGTGATAAGCTCCAGATTTCTGTCCCTCTCTCACTGAAATTCAGTAAGCTTACTTGTTCTGTTTCAACAGTGAAGCCAACGTTGCTATACATTTCAAAATCCTGGGCGCGCGGTCCGCCTTTACGGTATCCAGAAAAGCACCGATCGTGATTCCCGGGTACCAAATGTTTGATTCCGTTCAATTCAGTAACAACTGACAGTGAATCTTGAATAGGTCCAAGTGCCACATCACCCAGCACCCAAACGACATCTGATGGAGTAACCCGGTCGTTCCAGCGCCTAACAATCTCTTTATTCATTTCTTCGATAGAAGAAAATGGACGGTTGCATAGTTCGATAATCCGAGCATGACCAATATGTAAATCAGACGTAAAGAAAATCATGCTTTCTCCTGATATTTTTTCTTTTCAATTTCGATGGCATCAATCCATCGAAGTCGGGAGGCGACATTCACCATGATATCCATGGCCCGATCATAGAATTCCAAATCTGGAATGCGTTTGTCATCAATAACAACCTTCAATATACTTCGTAGTTCCTGAGACATTTTCCTCTTAAACTCTTTGCTTGACAATGCTATCTCCTTCTAATTTTCTTTTGTCGATCCCCCTTAGCTGTAAAGAAAAGGAACGACCCGACAAATACTAAGACTGCTAACATAGCAAAAGTTATTGAATTCATTACACATCTTCTACAAAGTAGTAGTTGGTAGTGCGTTCTACCATGTATACTTGATAATCTACATTGGAATCTTCGGAAGCTTGCTTAGCAACAACCTCTGCCTCTTCCTTAGAATTGTAAACATTTGGCTCTGATGTCCAGAACATTTTGTGCTCTGTACCAAAGTCTGCCATTCTACCATACACATAGAATCGGGCACGGTATTGTTTGGCTATCTTCTTTTTACTATCCTTGAATTCCATCGTTGTCATGTTTTTCCTTCTTGGGCCGAGGCTAATTCGTTGATTGATTTAAGCATTTCTCTCTTCTCGGCTTCCAGCTTGTCCAGATTAATTCCATGAAACTCCGCAAGAACCTCATTGATATTACGCCGATCGCGTACCCAGTCCTCGTGGTGGTGTGTTATTTCATACTCGTGCTTGCCTTTACATACTTTGCAAGTACACCGTTCTTTAGTCAACTCGGTGTAGTGAGTACAAAAGTCGCATACTCTCTGAGTAGTTTCGTCCCACTCTTCGAACTTCATTCGTTGTACGCCCTGGCTGGACAGCCATTCGAGCAATTCACCTTGTGCTTGACTAATTTCCATAATTACTTGCAGATTGTCATGCTCAGGATATTTACTACTTTGCATGTTTCCTACTACTCCATTCACCAAGTAACTGCTCAAATGGTACATGATACCAATTAACCCCGTCATTGGAGTTCATTAGGATAATACCATACTTGTCATAGACCCAATCGAGAAACTCGGTAATTGCTTTAGATTGTTCAGATGGTAAATGATATTTACTCATTTAAGTTCCTATTTTCGGTATATAGCCCGTGTCTATAAGCCACCGCTGAATCACTTTACTGTCGTAGGTACCCGTCAGCCAGAGCACCAAATTTACAAATTCCTCTCGTTTGTGGTCTGGTAAGCTGTCAGCAATCGAGCTGAGAGTTTCATACAGCTCTTTCCTAGTCATGAGCGTTCACCAACCGGAAGCATCATCCGCCAATCGACGGGTTCCCGCTCGACGGCCTCGGTCGTGATGGCGCCGTCTAGGATGACGCTCTGCTTCTTCAAGACCTTTCGTCCTGACTCGCACAGAGCCTTCTGACGGGCTACTGCACGCTCTCGGCGCTCTGCTTTCCGCCACCGTGCTCCATATGGCCCGTGGCCACTTGGATGATAGTTTGGACTATTTCGTCCAAGCTCTTCTGCTTTAGTCTTTACTGTCATTTTTCATTCCTCTCTTTTTTCGTTATAGAAAAAGGACACTTGTTACGGTGTCCTTATGGCAGACTACGCCGCTACTATGAAGCGTACACGTAGCCCGTGCGTTTTTCCGACCACAGCCCGTCGTATGAAGCCTATACTACCATGTCCGTTACCATGATCGCCATTAGCAATTCTCCCATGGCCAAACACAGGCAACGTGAAGAGGCAGCCAAATGACGAATGTTGTCCACAGTGCAGCAACGGTAACCCATAGCCACATCACGTTCTTACGTCGAGGCTCTATGCCTAACCATTTTCTCAATGGACCGGTGTAAGGTCCACGATTTCTAAGTCCAATGGTCTGAGCCACAGCAAAAACTGCCAATGGAATTACCGTGAATAGAATCCAGAATAGTTCGCTAGGCATTATCCTCCTCCCCATCGTGCCTTGACTTGATTATGTCACTTAGGAGTTTGACATTTTCGTCGTCTAGTTCATTTCCATAATCATCAAGTACAGTTACTTCGTTATCCATCTCGAAATGCTGAAAATCGTCGTCGTTGCCATCTAGTCCCAATGGAACTGCCTCGATATTCTCGATGAAATTAGAAATAACGTCACGATTATCCAAGTCCCGCTCGTAGGCTACTGCCTCAACTAAGGTTTCTGCTATGTCGTTAGGGTAATAGTTCTTATCGTATGGAACTTCACTGATAACCGTGATGGTGGTTTTTACTCGAATCTTAGGCATCTAGCTTAGTTCCAATCCTTTGATTGTACCTAGCTGGCTTTAGCCGACTGTTTACTGCCAACTTACGTGATTGGCGCCAACGCTTGAACATTCGCGTTAGCTCCCAATCGGTGTATTCCTTGGAATGCTCAAGGTACCACCAGCGATCGTAGCTAGTGCCATTGAACATGGCCGGAATCGTCTTGGTCATAGTGCTATCGATCTCCCTTTGTTAGGTTTTGGAAAGAACCATCCCTTATTCGACATCCGGGTAGTCTCCAATTTGAGCGTTGTAGATATTGTAGGGGCAGGTATGCCACTCGCACCTGATTGCGCCGTCATTGTCATACAGTCTGTAAGTGTTGCCAGCGTGAATGTGGTGGCCCTTTACTGTGCTCCGCCTACGAATCTCAGTGCCTGCACGCAGAATTGCGTTTGCCATCCTAGTACAACTCATCAGATACCGGTGGTCACAATTGCAACCCTCACGATTGTGGATCTCGGTTGCCAAGGTAATTAGCTCAGTATCATCCATAATTTTTCCTCCTCGTATTCGACTAAGTAACCAACTGGGTGGTTGGGAAAAATTCCCAACCACCCTATTGGCAACTTACTCGTGGTTCACTCGTCGTCGGCAATTTCCTCTTCCTGGCTGGAAACCCACTCCGCGTAAGCTTCCTTGGCATCCTGCCAGGTCTTGCCAACCTCTTCAAGCAATTCACCGTACCGCTTAACCTGCTTTTCCAGCTTCGCCAACCGACTGTGAGCCTTGCCAGCTCGCAGGACCCGGGCTTCGATCTGGTTGGCATCGAGCGGCCCCCGGCCAGTTCCCTCTCCGCGCTCCGGCCGGGCGTCCCAGGCCGCCATGGCGGCCTCCAGAGGGAGGACTACGCCCCCACGCACCTCAGTGCCGCTCGGCAAAACCAGCTGAGCCGAAGGGATGGTGTGGCGCTTTGCCTGAGTGGAAATATAAACCAACTGCTCAGGCACCATGTCATTTTCGGTAGGCGTCTGCCCATTTTCGATTCGATTCTGGAAATTCCGCTGAGTCATCGTGAACGCGAAAGTCTTCACGCTCACGTAACCTGCTGGAATTTCCGAAACGTCCTGGACGGTAATCTTGGGACGCTCCACGTCGGGAAGCTTGCGGGCACCCCGGCGCTTGCTGGTTTCCTCGACCTCTGTGGTCTCGGTCTCGGTGTTGACCTGCTCGGTCTCGGCGGCTTCCACCTGATTGGCAGTCTCCACCAGGTCATCGAACAGACCCGTGCTGGTGTTACTCATGATCCATAATCTCCTAGCTTGTAGTTGGGTTGCTACCCGTTCGTGCTTGTCCGTTCCAGGATAGCAAAACCTCGCTCGGGTGTCAACTTCCCGAGCAAGATTTTTCTACACCGGTTGTCCATTCAAACTTTTGTGCTACTGTTTGTCCGTGATACCGACAAATCGGACATGGCTGCCCGCAGCTCAAGAATCGCGTTCAACGCGCCGGTATATGCGCGTAACGTTCTGACCGCTTGCGCCTTGCTGGTGCCTAGCAGCCTAGGAAATAGGGTGTCGTTGTAACTTCCGTCTGAATTTTTTGACCAGTAGCCAAAAAATACCATCTTCCTCAACTACTGAAACTCGGTCGGTAACAAACCCAAGCCTATTTGCCATTTTGATGAATGTATCGAATGCATCTAAGGCTTGCTCATTCTGCAAGCTAAACCACACTCGCTTCGACACGCGTAATTGTGTGCCATGGGTGAATGTATTTAGTTCTCTTACTTATTAGAACCAAACCGTATGATTCAAACCTGTAACTATTGAACACGTAATCTGGTCCAATAAACATAGGTGATTGGTCCACATCTCTGTTTTCATTTGCCCATGATATGGTTAGGCTGGTTGTCATTGCGCAGTGAACCTCTTTTCCAAGGTTCGATATCGAGCCCAGGCACCCGCTCCGGTATACCCGACCATGGCTGAGATATCTTGCCAAGTCAATCCATCACTTCTAGCATCTCGAATCAAATGGTACTCTTGGGTATCGGTCAAAGTACCCTTGAATCGCTTGGCATAAGATGGGAACAATGATCTGGTCCGGTACGACTTCGACTTACGTTGCATCTCACTTCCATTCTTTAGGGTTAGCGCCGGATTTTGTAGCCATCCATTAGCTTTTGTTCCGACCTTAGCGATAATATCCTCGGATAACCGCCGTTTGTGTCCGCGTGTGGAATCGAACCACACCCACCCTGCCCAACCGTATTAGAGCGGTTGAATGCTGGGCTACGCTAAAAGTAGTATTACCTTCCAGCACGGACAAGACTACCAATTTCCATTCTCAACTCTCGAATCTAGAACTGCTGGAATATAAAATTCATCCGAAAGGTACAACCAACCACCGATCAATTCTGTGGATGGTGCTAGACTGTTAACTACGGAACATGTTCGTACGTAGGTAGCTCCCGAGGAGATGAAATCGTCAACGAATAGCCAACGATTTCCTACTTTACCCTCTAGACCAGCTTTACTATGAGACGAGTCATTCGGCTTACGGACTACTGCAAACATTCTATGGCTGGCGGTTGCCATTAGTGCAGCCGCAATCGACCCACTGATACCCGTACCAATTAAGGTATCATGGTCTGGCAAATTTGCCTGCAAATAACTCTCAATTATTTTTTGAGGGTTATCAAATAACCGTGTACTATAATGGTAGCTATTATACATAATTTCACCTCCTGTTCGGTGTTTGTCTGATATTACAATACCGAACAAGTCCATGGACTTGTCCGGTATTCTCGCATCAGGCAGCGCCAAAATAGAGGTCCCGGTCGTGGTTACCAGGACCGTGCCAGCGGGTCATACCGTCAAGCTGGTGGGGGTGGAATGGCGCCCACAGTGTCGGATTGACCCGGAGGTACTCTCTCATTTCGTGGGTGTCGATCTCGATGATCCGCTCAGCCACGAAACGATATAGGGAAATATCATCGCAGTTTGGTCCGATCATGATATAGAAAGCCGCGTAGGGCAAATTATCCTGATCATAACCGGCGCGGGCAGCTTGCCGTGATGTTTCCTGGGCCGGATAGTCGATTCGAAGTCGAATCGCATTCTCATGCCGGTTGGTTGCATCCTCGGCAGTTATTTTCCAACCAGGCTTGTAAATCAGCTGGTTTACAAGCTGGATGGCACTCTCTACCAACATTCTTTCTCCTGTCCGTTTGTCCGTTTAGCTGATACTACAATACCATGGACAGCTAATGCTGTCCATGATATTCTCGCATCGGATTGTTCACGTCTGGTAGCCAGCGGTACGCATGAACTTTTCCCGGTCGAAGTGGTCGTTGAACTGACCTACCGCATAGGCGAGCCGACTGGTGACGTAATCGATTGCTACCAACTCGGCAGGATCGGTGAAAGCCACCCGCGTTTCGGCAATCGCATCGGCAATTGCCTGAAAGTGCTTTCTGGTCATCGTTTTTCTCCTTTCATATTCCGTATTCGTCCCGTAATTCCATCCAAAACAGGACGTCACTGAACCGAATAATTTGCATTCTCCGGTTACGTTTTCTGTAACCACGTCCGTCGTAAACCCACTTACGCTGTAAGAATCCGCAATGGACGCCTTCCCAGATCAGGTTTGTGCAGGTCTTAGGCACGACATCACCGGCTGCCATCATCCGGCGCACAATTGGTCTTTGATCATGCCAATCCTCATCCTGCAATTCTTGCAAAACCACGGTCCAAGCTGCACCCAATCGTAAACTAAGTAATGGAAAACGGTCCGGTGACAACGGGTGGAAGCCTCTAGGCAATCCTTCACTTGTTAACCTGACTTTCCTACTGATCGCTGCCACTAGCGGCTCTTGTGTTTCCGGTCAAGAATTCTTTGACAATTCTTGAGCGAACTACTCACTGCCACTTTCATGCAAATACAGATAGCGGCGACTGTGAAGTCGCCGATATTTTTGTATTCCATGGTTTTCAAGTCCCGACGACTGTCCTTGGTACACTCCATAGTTTTCCCTTTCTAAACTATGTGGTCAGACGTTCATAGCGGAATTTGGAGAGTTCCAAATACTACTAAAATCGTCTGTTCGTTAGTCCGGCTGGGACATCCATTCTCTGTATTCGGCATCGGTTCCGTACATTATCAGTGTGTCTCCAATGGCTTGTTTAGAGACGATATCTGGTTGTGCCTGATACCATCTATCGGCACCGAATGTGCAGGTTGGCATAGCTGTCATCCATTGAATGTATTCAAACATTTCTCCGGTGATACCGCAAGTCATACACACGGTACCGTCATTCTCGGAAACCCATTTGTGGGACATATAAGTCATGTTTCTCCTTTTTACTCTTCACTTTTTTACAAAAACATGAAGAATCTATAAGGCTAACTAATCGATGATCTTGAACTAGCTATCTTCAAGGTCATCGATGAGACACCCCCCTCTGACCTGCGAGTATGCGGTGAATCTACGCGATCTGCTTTATTAGTAAATGAGAATCGATGATCTTGAACTAGCTATCTTAAAGATCATCTATGTGTCACCCCTTCTGACCTGCTCATATTCGGTGAATCCACGTGATCTGCTTTATTAGTAAATGAGAATTGACCACTGTCGATCACTACTTGATCTACTAGATCAGTGGTCGTCGATTCTACGTGATCTGCTTTATTCGTAAATGAGAATGCCCTGGTCAGAGCGTTTTTGATCTCATTTACCTCTTAGAATGAAAATGAGAATTTGCAAGATCAAAATACCTCCTGAGCTGCACATTCTCATTTTCTCTTATCTATGAGCGGATCACGTATATTTGATGGTTGTCAATTCTCATTTACTAATATAGCAGATCACGTAGATTTGCCGAGTATGCGCAGGTCAGACCCGGTGTTCCATCGACGATCTTGAAGATAGATAGTTCAAGATCATCGATGACCCGAGTGACTTTTTGCCCATTCTCCGCAAAAATCTATGCGGAGTATTGATTGAGGAGCTTTTTCTAGGTTAAATAGTCTAGAAATTGCCCGTTCCACTGACATTTCTTGCGATTGCCAGTGTCTGCCTTGTATTTGTCTATCTACTATTACCCATAGCGTTCCGGTTTTTAACCGGATGCGCATTGACGAACTAACCCGCTGAGTAAGTGACCTGGTTATTGTGGTCACTCTATTGTGGGTTGTGTTTTTGTCTGTGGGTTGCAACAGGATTTCGTAGACGACATCGAGATCTTTGGTCAACTGACGAAAGGTCGCCAAATGTTGCATTACCTTTTCTTGTCCACAAGTTGGACAAGCGTAACAGCCACAACGCCAAAAATTGTTTTTGGTTGTTGGACAGACTTTCTTTTCTTTCACTTTTTCCTTTTCTTTCCTTTCCTTTTTCCTTTCCTTTTTCCAATTCACCCGTAGGGGTAAAGAAATTAGAGGAAATAGGAAAATTGGGAAAATTAGGAAAATTGGGAAAAATAAAGGTGGTGCGCGACTAGAAACCACCCGCCGTGACCGGGGCATTTTAAGTCCCCTCCACATCCGCTGTGAAAACCGAATCTAGCCGCTATAGAGTTGTCAAACGGTGTTGCTGGGATCGATGACTACTTGCCTATGGATGGTTTGGTTAGCGTTAGCGCCATTGTTGGTAGAGGGATATCCTGCTCGTTGCCACTCTGGGCAAGTCCACACTAGGAATCCGGATATACCGACGTAACGGTTGCCAATTCCACTTACACTCTAAGGCTATGCAGTTGTCGATCTTTTCCGCCCTATCCCGTACTGTTCGGGCGGAGTAATCGTGGCCTGTTTGTATTCCCGGTGGTTTCTCAAGCCACCTTTGGTACGGGACCACGTTGTTAGGACAGTCAGACCTAACCTGACCGTACAATCCGCTCACTTACACTTACCCCTTATGGGCATCGGTGGGTGAACATTTGTAGTATCCCAACTAGGGAATACGGTGGGAGTCGAACCCGTTATTACTGCCCGAACAGTGTAGCTTTAGCCACCCCGGGAACCGTATCCCGTTACTCATGCTAGCGTTAACTCTATCCTAGGTTAGAGCCTGACCCGAGTAACTAAGCCAGTCTTCCGAGTAACTCTCACTACATTATCCGGAAGCTCAGTTGTCGTTGTGCCGTTTCTCCGTAAGCTTGGTATCCTTGGCACGCCACGGGCCTTCACGTTTTGCGCGTTCGGTGCCCGGAACGTTCCGCTTGATAAGCTTGCGGTTGTCGGCGTTCAGCCTACGCTTCATGCTAGCTCCGTTCGTTTTCAGTTGTGCTTGCGATTGCCAGTCTAGTTGGCTTCCGTCTGGACTGTCAACCCTGTTGACCGGTTTTCTTTATTTTGGAAAAATGAACAATTGGGACATTTTGCTGTACTGTAACGATCATGGCCAGCACAGCGGAAACCCCTCTCAGCGCCACGCTGACGGGTTGGAAATTCAGACCCTACCAGGGGTAGGGGTTTGGCTTGTGCGTCCGTCAGGTTGCGGTAGGTCGGTCCGCTGGTGCTCTGCCTGCCCGCAACGCGAGCACCATAGCTTGCCACCGTGCTGGCGCGCCATCTCTTCCTCTCCGGTGAACGGACAGAACACAATTGCGAACTCTTGCCGATGAATTTTCATATTTCCACCTTTTTGTTTGTTTATACCACTATATGGTGACTCGCCACGGATGTACAGTTTTTACAGGCTACTGCCGATAAAGTCGATAACCTTAGTTTGGAACAGTTTGATTGCTCTGTTCCAATTGTGCGTATAGGTGCCATTGATCCATCCGCCGCAACTGAGCGATTCTTCCGTTATGGTGGCAACTACGTACTTTGTAGGTGCTTGTGTCCAGTGGTCTGGATAGATTTCTACCAGAATGACGCCAATTGTCGGACCCGTGTAGGAATGAATCACTGTGTACCCATTGAGGGTACTTGGGATTTTTAGCATGACTTGTCCGTTTCTATGTGGGCAAGTCACCATATAGTGGTATAACACTTAATTGTCTAGGCATGTGCCTACTTGTCCGGAATTGTGCTAGTTGCGAGGATAGACCATTTCGCACTTTTCGCACTCTACTGTGCGGGTTTGTGCAACTGTGTCCAGATCCTCATCATTCACGTACATCATCCCGGAAACCCACGAATGAAGGCATTCGTCCGGATAATCTGGAATGTCCGGATCGTCTGGATAGCTGTTTCTGTCCTCATAGTCCATTTCGAGGAAACTGTCCAGTTCGTACATTTTGCTACTTCCTGTCCAGATAGAGAACATTGTCACCGATTACCACAAATGACTGACCGGTACCGTTTCCCTGGATTTGCGCATTCCATGCGCAAAAGCCCGGACTGTCCTCAGTTGGGCAGGATGGGGCAATTGCGAACAGAATCGCAATTAGGAAGTTTAAGAAAAATTCCATGGTTTGTACCTCTCTGTCCGTTTTGTGTGGACAAGTAGGCGCAAACCTAGACAATTCTAGATGAATCCGGACATATGCTGCCATGTCCAATTTGTCTTAAAGGATCTGATCTTTCCGAACTAGGTAGGTTCTGTGTGAATTGACCGATTCGACTAGGTATCGGTCAATTGGGATGACAAATCCATTGTGGTACTGTTCGTACGGCTTTGCGTCGAGTATCACCTTCACCCGAATTGGGATCAATGCGTCATCTAGCATGACTTCGACCGTATCCTGGATATTTGTGCCGTAATAATCGGTTCCGTACTTTTCGCTGCATTCGCGGCAATAGCGCGGATCGTGGTCGTGTGTCCTAGTTGTCATGATTTGTCAGTCCGTCAACAGATTCGCGTGGAGTAGATTGGAAAGTCTGGTATGGAACCTAGTGCGTGCGATGATGTATCTGTCCGTAAACTCACAGTCGCCCAATTCGTCCCGTTCGAGACTTTTTATTGAAATGTTCCCCACGACCCATTCGTCCTTATCCTCATTGGATGCGAGGATAATACCAAATACGGGGGTAACATATGCCATGTGCACTTTGTACCCTTGGATACTATCCGGAACCTTTAGCATGATTTGTCCATTCTGTTAGGACATAGCAGCATATGACCGGATTCATCGTGACTTATACCGTTATAAAGTGACTCGCCTGGATTGCCTCAGATGTGGACGTTGTGCCGTTCGCGTAGTACGTCCCCATTGAGCAGAAGGTACTTTTCGCTCCATGTGCGATCAATGTACTCATTGGCCAGATTGATCGAATCGTTGTACTTTGCCCCAAGAACCTTGGAAACGACCATTCCGTCCGTAGTTCTGTGGAATGCTCCATTTTCGGAGGTAAGTGCGCATGGCCAGGCTTCGACCATAATGCCCACAATGCCTTCACTTGGGACGATAAGGACGTCTCCGTCCTTAATGCCGTCTTCGACCTGAGTTAGGTTATATGCGTCTCTTGACCCATATGCGAAGATATGCACCTTTGGTGCGTATTGTGCTTCTTGTGCGATTCGTACTTCTCCGACGGTTAGGTCCGTTCTGCAACTTCCGTCACAGTTAGACAGGTTATCCACGCATTTGTCGGAATTGTTCATGATGATCCCTTTGTCCGTTTTGACTAAGCGAGTCACCATATAACGGTATAAGTCTAGACGTGTTCGGACAAATGCCACTTTATCTGTTTTGCACTACTTGCGGATGATTGTACCATTCTCGTCATAGAAGACGATTTGTCCGTTTGCATCCCGGAATGAGATGAATTGACCGGAAAGTGCCATACCGGTGTTATGGCGCACGTTTGTGCGCAAAACACCAGAATCGGGGGAAATGTCCGGGTTTGCTTCGGCTTGACGCAGTACATCCCAATATGTGTACTTTGCCTTGATACCCGGGGGTTTGTTCACCTTGATGCGCTTTGGGCGCCTTTGTCCGTTTTTGTGAACCATTCCGTGGTAATTGGGCATAATACCCTCCATGTCTGGGAAAATCGGAATTGTCCAGATTTTTACAGACAAAGTGGCATATGACCGAACACGTCACAAAGTGCTACGCAATGTGTATGTATGCGCTGTTTAGTTGGCAATGTACCGAAATGTCCGAATTTCTCCGGCTGCCTACGGTATGTCCGTAGCGTCCCGTTTTCGGGCACTTTAGGCGAAATACGGACTATGTCCGTACATCACCTGAAATGTCCGTTATGCCAGGGGATCGTACCCTATGCCTGAAACGAACCTTTCGTACGCCCTTACGAGCTTTTGGGCGTATTCGTGGGAGATGTCACCTTGGTAGTGGTCTGCTATGGATTGTGCCACTTCCAGGTGGTATTCCTGCATTTCGGTGGAGTAGTCCTGTTTTGTCATGGTGTGTACTCCTATGTCCTGCTATGTCCGTTTCGCCCCTGTCTGGGCGCTTTCGTCCATTGTAGCATGTGGGAACGCTCCCAGTATGTTGATCTTGGAGTAATTTCGCTATTTGCCAAAAGAGACCAATCTGGACATTTGATGATAGATCATGTTAAATGATGTTAAATGATGTTAAATTATTATTTGTTATAATATATTGTGATATAATATGATATATAGCTATATTATTGATTTGTCCAATTTGTTGTAATTGCACGCCAACCCCCACAAACTGCAAGGTAAATATTGACTGTCCACATTGGACTCAAGGTCTACATTGACCGTCCAGGAGCTGGGCGAGCTGGCTGATGTCGCCCAGCTATAGACAAGACAGGACATAAGGTGTACCGTACAGCTCATGAAAACTGTTGACCTAGATAAGGCTCTTCAAGAAATAGATCCTAAAGATGGAGAAACGGTTTTAAGACCAGCCGTTATTTCTGGTTTTGTATTTGCAGCAGGGTATGTCCTAATATCATTTGGTCTTGATTTATCATCGGATCAGTTAAATGCAATTGCAACTTTTGCATTGTTTCTAGTTCCGATCGGTGCTGGTCTCTGGGCGCGTAAGAAGGCATGGTCGCAAAAGAGTGTTGCCATGGTGGTCGAAAAGTTTAATCCGGAAGTGTCTACAGAAATGTCCACAAACGATTAGGAAGACAATAAACAATGAACTTGGAAAGATTCAGAGGACGACACAATTCTACTTTGCAGCTACTACAATGGTTTCAGTTTGAACATTTACCTGGATACTTGCAGGAAATTTCTAAAGAATCGGCGGGGTTAGCCGAGCGGATGGCCGATGCCTTGTCCGATGGTCCGGAGTTGTCGGCCGGACTGCGCAAATTGTTGGAGGCAAAAGACTGTTTCGTTAGGGCAGCGCTTTCCGAGGTAGGTCGCAGTGGACGATGATACTTCCGTTGCTCGTGATCGGTACTATAGAGCATTGCACGCTATGCAAAGTGGCGTTGCTGCTAAAATGGACATTGATCCTGCGGATGAGGTAACACCTAAACACCTTCGAGTGGGTATAAATTCGTCCCTGGTCAACTCTAGTTCATTGGCATCGTTATTAATTTCCAAGGGAATTATTACTGAGTTGGAGTACATAACTGCGGTTGCTGATGGAATGGAAGACGAGAAAAAAGCATATGAAGAATACTTGCGTGAAGCAACTGGAAACGATAGGATATCACTTCTATGAATAAAAACGAAAATTGGAATGGGAACGAAGGATTTTACGAAGAAGATGAACCTGTTCAGGACGTTATTGACGCATATAAGAAAGATGTAACTGGCGCATATAATTATCAAACTTATCGATGCGAACATTTTAGCGTTGGCGTACCTGCCGGTGGCCCGCCTTGGTGCTATATGTGTAATGGTGAAATGAAGAATTATCAGGTTACCACCAGTACAAGTACGGGTGTCAAACTATGATAACAATAGGATACATTTACCCAACCGACCGATATGCTGTGGTCAGCCACAACTTCTTCTATTCCTATTGCCAAGCATTCAGTAATGACAAAGCTGGATTGCTTAGTCAGAATAGCATAGCTGTTAGTTGCCATGGTATTGGAATGGTTGTTGGACGCAACAAGTTAGTTGAATATTTCCTGGACAATACCGAAGACGAGTTCTTATGGATTCTCGACACCGATATTGGTTTCCAGGCAAATGCTCCCGGAATGCTTTTGGATACGATCACGGACACGATTGAAGACCCCGACAAATTAGATGTAGTGGTCGGTGCGTTGTGTTACGGACAAGACAACAACCGATCAGACGGATTTGGTGGATACATAAGCGAAAAATTTCCGGTCGTTTACGATTTTGTGAGAGACGAGAGTGGCCTGGCCGGATATGCAATTAACAGAGACTGGAACCATGGACAAATTGTTCAGGTTGGGGCCACCGGGGCGGGTTGTTTGTTGGTCCCTAGGCAAGTTCTGCTTGCCGTGGAAAAGGAATATGGACGATCTTGGTTTAACCAGGTAAAGTATTCCAACGGTGAGGTAGTTAGTGAAGATTTGAGTTTTTGTTACCGACTGAGTACGCTAGGCATTCGGATTTTTGTAAACACGAACATTCGAACCAGTCACCATAAGGCGGTTTGGATATGACCGATGATTTCCAAACACCCATGTTACGACCGTCAATTAACATTAGGGTAGAGTACCGTCAGCTAGGTGCCGGTCCTGAGTCAATTGAGGTGCAGTGGGATGAAGGAACCATTGTTCCATCGGCGGAAGATATTTGTAAGATAATTGACAAACTTATCAGTTTAGTAGAGAAGTAGAATGATTAGATAAAATGGCTATTGACATAGATCATAACGAGTATGAGGATGATGCTGTCTATGATGTAGAAATAGATGTCAATGACCAGGAACAGGAGCCTCCTAAAACTAGGGTTGATAAAAACAAGTATTTCGACATGGTTAACTACCAGCCACATGGTCGACAGTGGCTTTTTCATCGAAGTAAGGCAAGGTTCAAGGTAGTCGTAGCCGGCAGGCGAGCTGGAAAATCCTTAATGACTGCCAAGGACATTGAACCAATGCTAATGGTTCCAAATAAACGTGTCTGGCTAGTCGGAAACACGTATGATTTAGCTGAAAAAGAATTCCGGGTGATCTGGGATGACATGATTATCCGGCTAGGATTTGGGCAGGACAAGCGGGTAATTAAGGCTTACAACCGTAAACAAGGAAATATGTTCATCAAGTTTCCTTGGAATACAATCATTGAATGTCGGTCGGCCGAACGTAAGGAAACCTTGGTTGGTGACTCGCTAGACTTAGTGGTACTGTGCGAGGCAGCCAAGCACCTCCGCGAGACCTGGGAGCGGTTTCTTAGGCCGGCGCTGTCGGACCGGCGTGGTAGTGCCATTTTTAGTACAACTCCAGAAGGACAAAACTGGGTTTACGAATTATGGCAGCATGGCCAGAACCCTCGTCCAGAATATGTAGATTATCAGAGCTGGTCGTATCCGAGTTGGGAAAATGATGTTATCTATCCTGGGGGATATGATGATCCGGAAATTCAGCTCATGCGACTTACCATGTCTTCGGACGAATTTGACCAGGAAATTGGCGCTAGCTTCACTAGTTTTAGTGGTAAGATCTATGCCGAGTTCGATGAGAATGTTCATGTCAAGGAACATATTTTCAACCCGGCGTGGAGAAATTATGTTTGTATGGACTTTGGATTCAATAACCCATTCGCAGCGGTTGAATTTCAGGTAGACCCGCAGGACAGAATATACGTATGGCGAGAATACTACAAGTCCGGAATGCGCTTGGAAGACCACCTGGATTTTATGAGATCAAGGAAACAGCCAGATGGTTACCGAGTTGATATGTGCTTTGGTGATGCGGCTGACCCGGAAGCTATCGAAACCATAAATGTAAAGTTTGGTCCCTGCGTCGGCGACCCGTTGTCTAAGGTTAACTGGCGAGAGGGTATTGAGCAGGTCAAGTTTTTCTTAAAAGTTCAAGGTGAAGGCGATGACGGCCAGCCTTGGTTGATTTTAGACCATAGTTGTAAAAATGGCATTCGAGAGTTTAACAACTACAAGGCTCCAGACACTGGTCGAGTTGAACGTAACCCACGAGAAGATGCCAAGAAGCATGATGACCACTTCTTAGACGCACTAAGATATGGAATTATGCATGTGTTCAAGCTAGGATATCGAGTTCGGTTCAGTGATGTCATGTCAGTAGATGAATTACGAAGAACTGTTAGTCCACAAGACGGCGGAGGATACGTAAACCTGGCCGATGTTAAAGGGTATCCGGCGTTGGAGAATGCTGGTTTCGTAACTTTAGACGATCGAAGGCGGTTTTGAGTATTGTTCTTTGTAACAGGGGGCAGGTATGTCGGAAGGTATGTCGGAAGGTATGAATGAAAAAGTTACTACTCAACAGGCAGTAGAAATACTTGAGGAGCAAAATCGTCTAGGCGAAATGACGCTTCGAGAGGCACTGCACGAGTATGACATTGTTGATATACATTATGAGCCAGGCGGAGGTTCCCACGTAGTTTTATCGGAACGAGAATCGACCATTGATCGAGGTACTGGTTTTCGAGAAATGGGATTTGTCGATCCTAGTCCGTTCACTGCCTGGACTCGTCTTGAGCATGTGTCGGAACTTAGAGAACGACGTGGTATTCGAACTTATTACGACATGGCAAGGTCCGATGGTACCATTCGGGCCGCGCTTAGAATTCTTAAAACGCCTATTCAAGGTGCGGATTGGTACATTGAATCAGCTTCGGATTCGGTTATTGATAGAAATATTGCCGATTTTGTGGCCAATAATTTGTTCGAAGAGCTGGATACTACCTGGGAAAGGGTGGTCGAAGATTGTCTTCGAATGCTAGATTATGGCTTTTTCCCAATGGAGAAAGTTTATAAGATTGATGGTAACCGGATCAAGCTAGAAAGATTAGCACCAATTCACCCGTTGGACGTTCAGTTATGGGAATATGATCCAAATGGTCGGGTAACTGGGCTAACGATGGAGCCGTTGACTGGTATTGATCGAGATATTCAACCTATCCATATACCGTACAGTAAACTGTTAATGTTTGTATTTGAGATGGAGGGAAGCGATCTACGCGGTACTTCGGTATTGAGGTCTGCCTACAAACATTTCTATTACAAGGATATTCTCTACAAGCTGGATGCCATTCAAAAGGAACGGCATGGAATTGGCGTTCCTTGTATTAAACTTCCGGTGGGATATAGTAAGGAAGACAAGGAAATTGCAAATGAGTTGGGTAGAAACCTTCGTACCAATGAGCGAGCATTCATTGTTGCTCCGTTAAGTTGGGAGATTGGTTTCGCCAAGATTGAAGGGCAACCAGTAGATTGCATTCCTAGCATTAACCACCATGATCAAAAGATTATGCAGAATATTATGGCCACATTTACGGCCAATAAGACCGAAGAAATGACCAAGGAAAGCTTGGATACCTTCTACAAGTCTACTAGGTACATTGCCAATGGCGGGGTGGCGGCTGTTTTCAATAAGTTCTTGATTAAAGAACTTGTCGATATGAACTTTTTGCGTAAGAGTGGATTTCCCAAACTTCGGGTTCGTCGTATGGGCGAGTGGGAAGACACCCGGACCATGACATTTGCTCTGCGTAACTTGGTGGGTGCCAAATTTATTACACCCGATGATCCGACCGAGGTGTTTCTGCGTAAGTTGCTTTCTCTGCCAGAGATGGATAAAGCTACTGCTCGGGGTATGGAGGGACCGTTGGCCGATCCTAGTAAAAATGTTGATAAACCAGAAGTTGGATTGCCTAAACAACAGCCAAAACCACCGATTCAACCACCGGCTTTGCAAGCTGGCGCTGATCGGTCGGGCGGCGATTGATAAATGGAAGAATTGGTCCAAGGTGGACTAAATCGGACAAGTCAGACAAAAACCGGAATTATCCTCAACGCCACAGCGTGGGGCATTGCGCGCAAGCAGGACGTATCGTATGCTCAGCTCAGCACCAGCCCGACCTCGCCTACCCAAAGACAGCGGGCAGGCTTAAGTAGGAAAATTCTAATCTCAAAAGAGTACACGGCAACTAAAAATCTAGCCGTAAAAGTAGGTATATCGTATGTCCATGTATAGTCCTAGTGGATCAGGCGAAGTGCATGTTGACAAAGTAATTTCAGGCAAGAAAGGAGGTAGTCGAGTGCCTTATGAGATTAGAATGAATAATGGTCGGCATTGTGTCTACAAAAAGGGCACTGATAAAAACTTAGGTTGTCATGATACGCACGATGGCGCGCAGCAACAATTAGCTGCTCTATATGCGTCGGAAGGAATGAAAGGAATGGACGAAGGTCACTACAGTTATTTGGTTAGCTTGGACTCCATTAACCTGGAAGAGGTTAATGGAGTAAGTTCTTGCTGGGTACATGCGCTACCAATTGGTAAGTATAACCACCCAGTTCTCGGTGTACTTGATATTACTGCTCAGCGAGCTGCAAAATTTGCCGAGAGTGTTAATAACAAGGTCCGAGGTATCGAACCAAGTATCAACTACAACCACAACAATAAGGACGAAGCTGCCGGTTGGACCAAAAAGGCAGAGGCTCGCTCTGATGGACTTTGGCTCTTTGTTGAATGGGTAGATGATGCTGCCGAGAAGATCAAGAAAAAGAAGTATAAGTATTTCTCGGCCGAGATTATGGATAAGTGGGTAGATGCGGCCGGCAAGGAATTTTCCGACGTACTGTTCGGAGGCGGGCTGTCCAATCGGCCGTTCATGAAGAACCTGGTTCCGATTAACTTGTCTGAGTCCACCATCGAAAATGCTTTCGAATTGGTGTCGACGATTACCGGTACTTCCGTTGATAATTTGAAGGGTGACGGAATGCAACTTAGCGAAGAAGATCTGAAAAAGATCACGGATAGTGTTATTGCTGGTCTTAAGGGTACCAAGCCGGCAGAGCCCGAGCCTACCAAACTGGAAGATATCGCCGAGCTTAAAGCACTCGCCGAAGATAACCCGACCGTGAAGGCGCTGTTACATCACTTCGAGACTCAGGGTTCCAACCTTCACGAAACTACTAAAGTACTTCGAGAAACTCAGGTCCAAGCCAAACTTGCCGAGTTTGATAACTCCAAGTTGACACTTACTCCTTCGGCAAAGGAACTTCTTCGGGAGATTATGACTCACGAAAAGTTGCCGACCGAACTTAGTGAAAAACTTTGGGGTCTTATGGAGCAGGTTCGGACTTCCCAGAGTTTCCTGGTAGAATTGGGTGAACGGTCTGGTGCTGGTGTTAGGTATGGATACGGAATGGTCGAAAAGTCGGCCACTCAGGAATTTAGCGAGCGAGTTAATAAGTTGATGGCCGAAGAGAAGGCTTCCTTCCTCGATGCGGCCGATAAGGTTGCCCGAGACGACCCAGAACTTTTCAATGCATATCGGGCCGGCGACGGCGCCAAGAAGTAATGAAAGGATACTTAAATGGCTAACTACGTTCTTGACATTACTCGAATTCCAGAAGCTGCCACTACCAACCCAGATGGTGATACTGGGTCAGTTTCTGCTTTCCGATTTGTTGCTCAAGGTTCCGCCGATACTGGAGTAGATACCACACCCACTTTGAACGGTCCAGTTATTGGCGTTACCATGGACGAATTGGACCCAGATAAGGTTACTGCTGGTGGTTCAGTAGCAGTTCGAGTTATGGGAATTGCTCCGGTTCGAGCTGGTACTGGTGGTACAACTGCTGGTACTCGGGTTTCTGCGGGAGCCGATGGTAAAACTGTGGCAGTTGGTACTGCTGCCACTAACTTCTCGGTTGGTATTGCACTCCAGTCCGGTTCGGTGGGTTCGATTGTTGATGTCCTGCTAACTCCTGGTGTTCTGGCAGTCTGATAGCAGTCGGTTAATTGAAATGGTTAGTTGAAAGGATAAAATTACATGGCCATGTATTCTCCAAGTGGATCTGGGGAAGTCCATGTCGATCAGGTCTTAACCCAGATTAGTATTGGTTACAAAAACGAAGCGTTGGTTGGCGATCAACTTTTCAAGTCTGTACCTGTAAAGAAAAAGTCTGACAAATATTACGAGTTTGGTCGAGAAGGGTGGCTTCCGGAAGATGACCGGCGAGCGCCCGGAGCTGCGGCTCGGGAAATTGTCGGGGCCAAGGTTTCCACGCATACTTACTATGCTGAGGAGCACTCGCTTTCCATCGCAGTTACCGATGAGGAGCGAGAAAATGTCGATTCTCCGCTGGCTCCGGACCGGGATGCTTCCGAGTTGGTTACGGATAAGGTTTTGCTGAGCCGCGAGCGTACCATTCAAGTTCTTGCGACCACGGCAGCAAATTATCATGCTGACAATACAGTTACGCTGACTCCAGCGACGGATACTTGGGATGTATACGCTACCTCGGACCCGATTGGTGACCTGCGGACTGGAAAGTCTACGGTTCACTCTAAGATTTTCCGGGAGCCGACGCTAGGTTTGTTTCCATATCAGGTTATGACGAAGCTGGAAGACCACCCAGACTTCCTTGAGCGTATCAAGTATTCCGAGCGAGCAATTTTCTCACCTGATCTGTTGGCGGCCATTATTGGCCTTGGAAAAATTCTTGTTCCGGGAACTGGAATTAACAACGCCCAGCTTGGCTTGCCCGATGACATTGGTTATCTGTGGGGAGTCGATGTTGTGCTGGCTTATGTTCCGCCTCGTCCGGGAATGAAAATTCCTTCTTATGGGTATGAATTTACTCAGGGTGGTCAAGTTGTTGATCGGTGGCGGGTTAATGAACGGAAGTCTGATTTGGTTCGGGTTTCTCGGAACTATGATATTAAGATGACCGCAATTGATTCTAGTGGTGACCAGCTTGCAGGTTATCTGATTAAGACCGCTGTGGACGTGAGCTGATATTATTATGGCAAAGAAAATTATGACGGTAACTCGGTTGAAGGTTAAGGGTGACTTGCTTTTTCCTAATACCGAATTAGATGTTCAGAAGTATAAATTAACTCAAGACCAATTGATAAAACTACATAAAGCAGGATCTATTAAGGTAGTTGATACTTCCGAGCCGGTGGATCGACCAGAACTTACCCCGGCTGATGTAGTAACTAAGTCTTCTACTGAGGAAAATAATGGCACGAGTGGAGATGGCACAGGTTCAGGGGTGGTTGGAACCAACCAAACTGACCCTGACAAGTCTTAACACCAACCTGTTAAACAACCTTGAAGAAGAGGTTTTATCTAGGTTGGCGTCGGTCTATGACACAAGTTCATGGATCGACTCTGCCAGTACGCCCCTATTAGTTCGTACTATTATTTCCAAATTATATGCTTCTTGGCATTATGACAAAGAGTATAGTGAAGACCAAGAAGAAGGAAACAATTATGCTGATCGGTTAGCAGCCAATGCTGAAAATTTGATCAGCTCAATTGTCGATGGTAAGATAGTTATTCCCGAAGAATCTGTTACTAATCCACGACAAGCTAGTTTCTTTCCAACAAACGAATCTTCAAGTAAAGAGCCAACTGAACTTAATCCTGAATTTGGTGGTCCATATTTTAGTTTGGGCCGGCGGTTCTAATGGCCATAAATATTTTCATTCCAATTGGTAGTTTTCGTAACCAAGTTATGAAATTATCGAACGATGCACAAAATATGGCCAAAGAATTTGGAAATATGAAGGAACCGCTTAACGATTCCATCGACAAAGTAATTATACCTTCTATTGAAAATAACTTTAGGCGGGGTGGGCGTCCGTCCTGGGAGAGATTAGCCGATTCAACAGTTGAACGACTAGGTTCTTCTTCCCCAATATTGGACGAAACCGGAGTCATGAGAAATGTTGCAACTAGTAAACGAATTTGGAATGTTGATAATTTCAGTGCAATAATGAATTTGTCTGATCCAGATTATGCCAAGTATCACCAAACTGGTACGGCTGATATGCCTCAGCGAGTGTTTGCAGTTCTCCAAAATGAAGATATGAATAACATTGAAGAGATTTTTGACGCTTGGGTTAATGAGATGGTAGCTAGTCGAGGTGGGTGGTAGTATGGCTCACACCGATCGAACTACAGTTTTAGCAATGGCTATTATGAATAAAATAAAGTCCGAGCAAACAAGTTTGGGAATTGGTCAAGTATTGTATGGTAACCATACTAAAATACCAGACGGCAAAACAGTTGTGGTTACCAGTGGTCAGAAAACTCGTCAACTTGCTGGGGTTGGCGGTCCAGGTGGCCGTACTCTCAATAGTATGCGGGTTTTTATTACTGTATATTTTAGTCTTGTTGAAGGTGAAGAAGTTGCTAGGCTTGAATTAGATCGAATGGCCGAAGATATTGAGCACATGCTTCATCAGGATACTAGTATAAATGATCTCATTATTCATGGATTCATAAATATTTGGGATCCAGGAATAGCTTTTAGGTCTAAGTCAATGTTTCGGGTTGTTCAAATGGAGTTCGTTGGACAATCCAAAACACAACTTACGGATATACCATGATAAGAGCTGTATTAGTTTCAACTCAGGACTGTGACATTATTCCGTTGGGAAGACTTGAAAGAAAGGGTTTTCCTATGGTTTTAACCGAGTCTGACATCCATCGGTTTGAACGATTTCACAAAGTGAAGATTGGGGAGGCTAATTTTCCTCCTCATGTTCAACTAACTGTTGAGGTGATTTAAGAATGACGCAACCAGGAATTGGTGGTGGCGGGCTGGTTGGGCTGGCTATTGAAGTCCTGCCACCACCAGAAACTTTAACCGCAGTTGCGGCAGCAGGTGGTACCTTAGTAGACGACGAGTATTTCTATGTCGTGACGGCCGTTAACTCATCTGGCGAAACTGTTATTAGTAATGAGGATTCAGCTACTACTGCGACTACAAATAATTCAGTCTTACTAGATTGGGACCCGGTTCTAGACGCTCAAGACGTCGAGGCTACTTATAATGTTTATCGTAGCTTAACTACTGGTGGTCCTTATCAAACTTTGACGACTGGAGTAGCGACTAGTACCTTTACTGATGACGGTACTTTGACACCAGCCGCACCGGCTCCACCTACTGTTAATACTGCGTTAGCCTATGGTGTTTATACTGCGCCAACTAAGTTCTTTCCAATAAACAGCGAAAGCTTAAAGTTCAATCAGGGAACAATTTTCCGTCGTCCGATCCGTCAGTCGGTTGATGTGGTTGGTGCGGTCCCGGGTAATGTGCATAGTGATGGTGACTTGGAAATAGAAGCCTTAGAGGATGTAGTTCCATATTTCATTCTAGCTTCCCGAGTTGTAGCTTCAAAGGTTACCACTGGATCAGATATTGTCTACACCTTCACACCCACTCCGAATGCAATTCCTGTATTGTCACTGTCCATCACGGTTGTACGGAATGAAGAAGTATTTGGGTATACTGGATGTGTGACCGGTCAGTTTTCCTTTACTCCGTCCGACGGTTTGTTAATGTTCAACGTTAGTTTGGTGGGTAGTGACGAAATCGAATCGCCATTGCCGATTGCTACTTGGCCAACTACCGTTCCGTTTGGTGCGGGTCAATACGAAGTTAATATTGCTGGTACGCAGATGTTCGATACTGATACTTTCGAGTTCACGGTTAACGATAATGCTGAACCACAATTCCGGCTCAAGGATACTGGTCGAGGTGCCCAGTATATTAAATTTGGTGAGCGGGAATGTACCATTACCATGGAGCGCGATTTCTTCGATCGTACCGAATACGATCAGTTTAAGACATTAACTCAGGAAGAAATCTTCGTTCGTACTCAGAAGTTGGCAACTAACTATATTAAGATGACCGCCCCGGTTGCTGTTAAGGACAGCTATGAGGTTGGTTTGTCTGGTCAGGGAGAGTTGGTTCGAGCCAATATCGAGTACCAGAACATGATTGACACCAACGGTGACTCGTTCATTATCGAAATCGGTACTCAGGAGGATATTGATCAGGTTGAGGAGGCTCCATAATGCCATTACAGCCAGCTAGGAAAGCCAAGGACACAGTATCTTACCGTCCAAATGCTCATCGAACTGAAAACGTAACAGTTATGGCAACAGCAGCAGCTACTCCATCTGGATTAGTGGCGACTCCATCCACTTCTGGTGGGACTTTGGCAGCCAATACATATCTTTATCGGGTTGCTGCGGTTCGAGATGGATTAGTAAGTGCTCCAACTGCGCAAGTTCAGGCTATTACTACTGGAGCAACTGGTTCAGTTTCGTTGTCATGGAATGCAGTACCTGGGGCAACTTCTTATAGGGTATTTGGTAGGTTAGGAACTATTCAATTGATCGGCTCGCCAACGTCACCCGCGTTTGTTGACACCGGATCGGTTACTCCGTCTGGGGCCTTACCAACTGCGATTGGATTAGCAAACCTTAGAATACCGCATCGTGACAACGTTACCGATGTAGAAGTTGGTACTGGCATTGATGAATACCGAAATCGGTATGGGCGGGCGGGCTAATGAGAATACCAAAAGTTAATCACCATGTTGCGTTTATTAGGGACATAAATGAACTGACCGAACCATTTCCTCCGCATATTGAAGATTATGTAAAGCGTCGTCCTGCAACAATTACAGAAGTCAATTTGGACGATACCGTTGATCTTCGAGTAGGTCATCATGGTGAGACCTACACCAACGTTCCTCGTCGTACTTCGAATGAGCAAGTAGAAGTTTACGTAACTTATTGAGTTAATGGAGTAAATATGCCTGTTGCAACTGTAACTGATTCTGATGTTAAGGTGGATTTGAAATCTATCGAAGGTGGTTATGTAGTAATTAGACGAGCCACCTATGGTGAAAAGTTAAAAACTAAAAGTATGATGTCCAGTATTCGAATGGAACTGGGAGACAAAAAGACAGGCAACATTTCTCAGGCCCATATTGAATTGTTCGAAGAGAAGGTAACCAACTACGAGTTTGCTAACTTCATTAGCGATCATAACCTTACCGATGAGAAGCAGAAGCCGCTTAATTTTAAGAATGCAGCAGATGTAGCTCGACTTCGTGGACAGATTGGTGAGGAAATTTCTGACCGAATGAAGGAAGTTAATGATTTTGAAGATAATGAGGAAGTAAAAAACTAGCAAAGCGGCTTCGGACAGCTATCATTACCGAAGCAAAAATGGCCGAAGCCGACGTAGCAGAATTTTTTGAAATAGTAAACTTGTGCGATCAATTGCACGCTTTGCCAAGAGCCGGTGGATTATTGGATCAAGATTCACTGTTTGTGCATCTTTATTCAGCAGTATCAAAAGCTCGGGCTGAGCGTCAAGAGATTGATGAACATAAGGCAAAACAGAAAATGCCAAAAGTTCCATCGAAGCGGAGGTGATCTAATTGGCTCGCAGTCGGGACCTTTGGATCATTCTCCGGGCACGGGACGAAGCATCGAAAGTTTTCCGTTCATTTGGACGTAATATTGGTTCATCTACTCGCAGTGCAACTTCCGATATTTCTAGGTTTGATCGATCGCTGCATAATACTGGTATTCGACTTACACAATTTGGTATGGCGGCTCAGCTTGCCGGCGCGGTGGTTACCGGTTTAGGAGTAGCTGGACTTAGATTTCTTAAAACTTCAATTGATGTAGCAGCTGAGTACGACCGACAGTCAAGACGTACATTGACTCAGGTAGATAATATCAGGGTTAGTTTACAAGAGGTTGCCGATGTTGGTCGAAGAGTAGCCCGAGACATCGGTGTTCCATTCGAAGAGTTGCAGGATACTTTATTCTTCATCTTTTCGTCTATGGATGTTAACATTAAAGAAGCAGAATTTTTGCTTCGTGGATTCTCAAAAGAGGCTATAGCTGGACAGGCTGATTTGGAGTCGGCAGCTCGTACTTCTATTGCTATTATGAATGCTTTGCAAGTTCCGGTCAAGGATTTGACTAGACTGCAAGACGTTCAATTCCAAATTGTTCGTAAAGGTATTATATCCTACGAAGAACTTTCTAAAACTATTGGTAGAGCCCTACCAGCTACTGCACGAGCCGGTCAGAGTTTCGAAACTCTCGGTGCAATGATTGCCTTTATGACTAGAAATGGTCTATCGGCAGCCTTTGCGTCTACTTCGGCCGCTCGTGCCCTCGAATCGTTCGCTCATCCAACGGTGGTCGGCCGTTTAGAGGCTATGGGAATTGCTGTGCGTGACCAAGCCGGCGAATATCGTCCGCTGCTTGCTGTCATGCGTGACATGAATAAAACATTAGGTGATATGGCACAACCAGAACGGACAAAATTTCTTCAAGAATTGTTCGCAGGTGCCGGTGGAACAATTCAATCTAGACGGTTCTGGGACTTGGCGTTTAAAAACTTTGGCAAGTTTGATGACATGGTTGGTCATATGAAAAATTCGGCTGGTGTTTTTAACCAAGCCTATGCAACCATGTCTAATTCCGTCGCAGTGCAATCTGAGTTGGTTCGAAGTAAATGGATGCTTATTAAAGAGGCGTTGGGCCGTGCCCTAATGCCGGCATTCTTGCAATTACTGGGAGTTTTTAGTAAAGTTCTAGGATGGTTTGATAAATTACCTCAGCCTGTAAAGTCAATAATAACACAATTCATATTGTGGGGATCAATTATTTCTGTAGTTATTGGTGTGCTACTAGTCATAATTGGTACACTTGGATTCCTAATTGGTGGTATATTAATCGCGGGCGAAGCATTAGTTATATTCATTGCTGGACTTGCAGCCTTAGTAGCTTCTTTATTGACTTTGGGTGCAGTATTTATATTATCTTGGAAAAATAGTGAGAATTTCCGGAAAACTTTATCAAATATTGCTAGCATTTTCGAGCAACTTTGGTCTGTTATAGTAACTACTTCAAAGGGAATTGGTCAGGCATTTTCAAAACATCTATTGCCACCACTACAAAAACTTTTCCAGGTTATAGAAAATGACGTAGCACCTGCCATTCATAGGTTCCAAGCTTTGTTAGCTAAGGAAGTTATTCCAAAAGTCAAAGAAGCCGGGCGCATAATTAAGAGTATTTTCAGTAAAGCGTTTGAATTGCTTGGTTTTGTCATTGAACGTGTAGCTATTCCAGCTATTCAGAAAATAACTGAATGGTGGAGAGAACATACGAATGAACTTCAACCATTAATCAAGGCATTTGCACAGGTAGTAAAATGGGTTCTGATTATAGCTGCTATCTTTGTTGGTATTCTAATCGTAGCTCTGGCAGCCCCAATTATTGTTATTGGTCTTGTTGTAGGTGCAGTTGCTCTATTGATTTTTGCTTTCTCTAAATTGATTCAGTTCGTAAAGTTCCTCGCAGGCAAAATTGCTGAGTTCTTTGTCGGACTGTGGAACCGTTTGGTGGGAATCTGGAACAGCATAATAGGCGTAGTAGTATTTGCTATGACTCTAATCGGCAAACAAATTGCCTTTGGCATTGCTATTGTGAAGGCGATTTGGAATTCGTTCTGGAACGTCTTTGGCGGTTTGTTCAAGGCAATTTGGCAACTCATCCTCGCCATTGTTAAGCTCTACACAACCATGTTCACCGAGGTTTGGAAGGATTGGTTGGTTCCGCTTGGGCGATTCTTTGTCAATATCTGGAACAGCATAACTAAGTTCTTTGTCGGTGTTTGGAATGGTATCGTCCGCTTCGTTTCCGGTAAGTGGAATACTCTAACGAAGTTGGCCGATATTGCTTGGAGATTAATTAAGTCGAAGATTACTGGTCCTATAAATGCTGCGAAGGATACCATTTCGTCTGTAATGAGTAAAATTCGTGGCCTATGGGATCGTGGCTGGGAAGCAGTACGCAAGGTTGTCGTAGACAAACTGAATAAGGCTCGGGATACTGTTAAGAATAAGATTCAAGCCGTCCGCGATCTCTTCAAAAATGCCAAGAACTGGTTGTTCCAGGCAGGACGCAATATTATTCAGGGTCTTATCGATGGTGTCACGAGTAAAATCGAGTCCCTGACATCAAAACTCAACGAAATAAGCCGACTCATCCCACAAATCAAAGGTCCGCGTGAACGAGACCTTCGACTGCTGCAACCGGCTGGTCAACACATTATTCAAGGGTTGATGCGCGGTATCAACGACGTCGTTCCGGAATTGACTTCTCAACTAACCAATATCAGTAGCTTGGTTAGCGGTCAAATTCGACCTCCACGATTGATTAATCCACTTGGTGTGGTTTCTAGAGAAGCTAGTCGTGATAATAGTGAATCGAAAGTTGTTAATCAATATGTAACTATCAATACGAACGATCTTGATCCTGAACGACAAGCAATCGAGTTGGGTTGGCTATTGGCGGCGAGGATGTAACATGTCCCTAACTGATGATTACACGTTTCGCTTAGGCGCTTCCGGCGTCATGCTTAACGATGATCCTCCAGTACCTTTTGTTGATATTACAAAAGTGACGGGCTTAGGAAATGCTCCTTATCGGGAGACTGAGCGGGACCATGAGGGGCAAGATGGTGGATTCATGGACGCGGAATTCGAGAAAGGTCGGCATATATCCTTGGAGGGTACGGTATATGCCAACCCCTCGATTATGGAAATCTATCTCGATAGCCTCAAAGCCAACTTTGCTCCAGTCTCTGATCCAGTTCCGTTCTATCTGTTGTCACCAGGTGTATCGACTCGTATAGTGTTTGTGAAATCGCTGGGAGTGCGTTACGATTGGGATTCTGCCCGTAGAATTGGTTCAGCAGACATTGTATTTGTCATGTTTGCAGAAGATCCTCGGCAATACTCTGAAACACTTGTGCAAACGGAAATTGATCTTCAATTAGACGCAAATACTGGATTTGGTTTCCCGTTTGGTTTCCCGCTGAGTTTTGGTTCGTCGGTTGTGCCTTCGGTAACTACTGTCACAAATTCAGGCAATCGACCAACGCCCCCTATACACGTTATGCCTGGACCAGTAACCGATCCTAAGGTGGTGAAGATTGATACAAACGAAGTCTTGGCTTTCAACATTACCGTGGCGACGGGCCAGACTCTACGTGCAAATACAGTAAATAGGACGGTGATGTTAGATAACGCTAATCGGTATGATATATTGGTTCAGGATGATTGGTTCTCACTGGATCCTGGTGATAATGATATTGCCTATCGAGCAGGATCATCCAGTCCGACTACATTAACGGTAGAACACCGTCACGCTTGGAGGTGAGTAATGGCTGAGATCAATCCCGCTTCTTGGCTTCACAATGCCGGAGCGGTCCACACCGCAGCTCAGCTCCGGGCTAGTGTTGGTTCTTTAAGTGTTGGGTTGTCTTCGGAATTAACCGCTCGGGGTGGAGTTAACCCAAGTCTTGGTAGTCGTATGGCAGTTGCTCAGGTGGGTGCTGGCACTAGTATGGCAGTGAGCGTTGGATCGGGTATTGCACATGTTCCTGGTTCCTTAGCAGGCGCTCAGGGTACTTACATATGCATAAATGATGCGGCTGTGCAGTTAACCATTGCGACTGCGGATGGAACCAATGACCGCATAGATGTTGTCGTGGCAACAGTGCGAGACGCTTTTTATAGTGGAGCCAATAACGATTGGCTCCTACAAGTTGTTACTGGCACACCAGCCACCATACCTGTTCTTCCCACATTGCCAGACAATAGTCTTATTTTGGCGGAGGTCCTCGTACAGAACGGCGTAACTGTTATCACAGATGCCGATATCACTGATCGGCGATTTTTGTCTATCTCTTCTGGCGGACTTTTGCCCGTTCGAGACGAAGACGAACGCGATGTCCTAGATGGACTTTACGACGGTTTCGCAGTCTGGCGTATTGATCTGAAAGAGATTCAACTATATGATGGATCTCTTTGGCGGAGAATACGCGGTTTTGAACGTGTTCCTATTCTGTCAACTGGAACTTTCGTCAAAGCCAACTTCCCTGGCATGATAGCAGTTCGTAATAAACTCCAAGCACCAGGTGGAGGTGGAGGTGGCGCAGATGCATCAGCGGGTGGTGTGCAGTCATTTGGCCACGGTGGTGGAGGCGGAGGATATTCAGAATCCATTTTGCTAGTGTCACAACTATCTGCTTCGGAGACCGTGACTTTGCCAGCTGGGGGAGCTGGCGGGATTGCTGAAGCTTCTGGAGCTTCTGCTTCCGATGCTAGTTTTGGCTCACATCAGGTGGCTAGGGGAGGACTTGGCGGTGGTAGAGATACGACTGTTACTACTACCCCAGCTTTGGGTGGCACTATTGGAGCTCCTGGTCTTGGTGGTGGACAATCAGGTTCTCCAGGTACTGGCGACATAGTTATACCTGGTGGCACAGGTCACCCAGGCTTTTCTCTTACTACCATTGAGGTTACCGGAGGTAACGGCGGGGACTCTCAGCTTGGTAAAGGTGGCCGTGGTCTCGCTGCCAACGTCACAGTGGTAGGATCGGGATTACCTGGCACTGGTTATGGTGGCGGCGGGGGCGGCGCCGGCGCCCGAAGTTCAGCCGGACCAGTCAATGGTGGTGCAGGTGCGCCTTCCGCTTGTTTTACATACGTCTACTACATCTAGGGAGGTAACCGATGGTTGAGGTAAATCCAGCCTCTTGGCTTCACAATGCTGGAGCTGTGCATACTGCTGCACAGCTCCGGATTAGTGCAAGTGCCTTGAGTAATGGAGTTACGACTGGCATAACCTCCCGGGGTGGAATCAACCTAGGTTTCGGTGCTGCCTTGCGGGTTACTCAAACAGGTGCTGGCGCCATGTCCGTTGATGTAGCATCAGGAATTGCCCATGTTCCTGGAGATGAAAGCGCCGCGCAAGGTACTTACGTTTGTATCAATGATGCTGCGGTAACTCTAACTATTGCAACAGCCGATGGGGCTGATGACAGAATTGATGCTGTTGTAGCAACAGTTCGAGACAGTTTCTATAGTGGGGGCGACGATGATTGGCTGTTGCAGGTTATTACTGGAACGGCTGAGGCAGTTCCATCTCTACCAACTTTGCCAAATAATTCGCTGTTGTTAGCAGAGGTTTTGGTACAAGCGAGTGTAACTACGATCCTTGATGCTGATATTACCGATCGTCGGATCTTCATTGGTGCTCCCGGACTTATGTCTGTTGCCGATGATGTAGAGCGCGATGCCCTTTCAAACAAGTACGAATCGCTTTCTGTTTGGCGTCGGGATTTGAAGCGTTCCGAAGTCTATGATGGTACTGAATGGGAATCACTCCAGGCCGACTTCTTGCTAATTGGTGAACAGCAACTTACCGTTGCAAATGCTACGTTAGTAGTGGCAAGTATACCTGGTGTTTTTAGGTGTCTGCATGTTGAGGTGGATGCGTCATTAACTACTGCTGGTATGACAACTGCTAATCTTCGCTTCAATTCTGACACATCTACGAATTATTGGTACGGATTTCAGTTTGTTGATGCAGCCGGCACGGTTACCGCCGCAGGGAATGATGCGGCAACCCAAATTCTCGTTCCTACGATCGGTTCTTCCGGTATGACTTTAGCCGTTGATATTATAGGATACCATGATCTTTCCGGCATAAAGGGATGTACCATGAACGGTTTTGCTCGGAGCGGTTCAGGTGCCACACAACATAGATGGGTTCATGGTGGCGGTGCGTGGGTTTCTGGCGGTAGCGCTATTAATGAGGTGCGACTCGTAGCCAACTCGAATACTTTTACAGCTGGCAGTTCTATGAGAGTATACGGAATTCGGTAGTCATGCATGTTTACAAGCACGTCTTTGGCAACGCTCGATCTGGGCTGCCGATTGCTACTATACCTGCGTATGGAGCAACTGCAAGAAAAGAGATCAATGCAGGAGTCGAGGCTCAAGCCACGTTCCAACTCGACCAAACTGGCCGTAACAATCAGACTTTGATAAATGCTACCCGAGTAGGACGGTCGTTTTGGGTTATTGAGCGTGACGGTCTACCCGTTTGGGATGGGCTCATTACGTCGAATACCTATCAAAGCCAAGCCAAATCCGTACAACTGTTTGGTCGTACTATACCAGGTTATCCAAATAGGATAATCATGGATGAATCATTTATTCCTTCATCGGGAATTTCAATTCAAGGTGATATCGTTGAGAACTTCCTTTTCCTTTGGGCGCTTCTCCAATCAAAACCTGAAACTAATCTAAATGTCCAACTTCCGGAATCATTTCAAACAGGTGTGGAACGCACGTTAATAGTCACTCCAAGTGATAGGAAAACCTTTGGCGACCTGATGTCTGAACAGGCAGATGGAGACCCAGGTTTTGATTGGAGAATTGTGACTACCAAAGTGCGTAATCTTTACCAGCGTCATTTGCAAATAGGTTTTCCAACGTTAGGTACGGCTGGTGACCCTCGTTTGAGGTTCAATTATCCGGGGTCGGTGTTTAACTATTGGCGAACAGAAAATGTCGGTGATAGTGGTACTCACGTTACCGGCCACGGTACCGGATCTGGCGAAAGTTCACTGACTGTACAGGTGGTTCACCAAGATATGCTCGACGCCAACTTTATGCGTTGGGACGTCGAAGTAGATTTCGACCAGGTAAATGACCTACCTACTTTGATTGCTCTTTTAAATCAGGAGGCTAACAATCATAAGCTGCCTGGAATTAAGTATACTGTACAAGTTCGTGGTGATAAAACTCCAATATTTGGGTCCTTCGACGTTGGTGATGGGTGCCAGCTTATTTTACATGATCCCCGACATCCAACTAAGACAAAAGTAAACACACGCATTGCTGGTTGGCAATTAACCATTCCCAGTGCGGAGGAAGCCGAAGTTGTTCAGCTTTCTTTCCCTGGAGGTGATGAAGGTGTCTAGGTACAAACTTATTGGGCACCTTTCTTTGGACGAACAGATTCTACACATGCAGAATCACATACGCAAAACCAGTAACTCTGCTCCAAGGTTGGCGCGCGGTATTTCTTACATAGTAGATGCGTACTCACCACAACTTCTTGGATCTACTACGAATCCTAATTTAGGAGACGATGGTCAAGCTGTAGGTGCTTATCACGTTATTGGTCAACTACTAACTGGCTGGGCACAGTTCTTGTTTGCCGGCAGTGGAATAAGTGCAGGTTCCGGCGTCCTTAGTATAACTACACCATTGCCGGCTGATCCAAGTCTTATGATTTCTGGTGGAGTAGGTGGCGCTGGTACGTCAGTTGGAACTGGCAAAATACGCGATAACAGTACTTCCGCAAACAGCAAAACCGTTTACTTACAATTAGATGAAGGTGGCCATTCAGTATTTATGCAATTCAGCAATGCTAATTCTAGCGTATCGGCTACTAGTCCAATACCTTGGGAAGTTGGAGATCGTATATCAATTAACTTTGCATATCTAATTGATCCTCTAGCTATATAGGAGTGATAATGGCTGAGAAGCACGATTGGCACTTGTTCGATGAGAGGATTGGTTTAGAATGTCGGCAAGTTACCGAAGAAGGCAAACCAAATATCTGGGAAATTCGAAAACGAGGTGAGGACAAAATTGTTAGTCTCACCGATAGAGAATTTGCTCAGCTTCGGGAGGAAGGTCCAAATCCGAAAGGTTTGTAATAATGGCTGACAACCCGAATCCAAGTACAATTTCCGACCCATTATGGAAGTTATGGGAATTAACTTCTGCCGATACTCCGGGTGTTCGGTTTGGTGGAATCTTTGCCAACAAAAGTTGTTATCATAATACGGTAAATAATAACCTTAAATTCTGGCCTAATGTTTATTGTATTAGACTAGCTTTGGACTTAGTTAGTTCTAATCGAAATTTCGCTCGGGCGATCGACTGGACAATGTCCGATGCTGAAATGTTCAAACGTACCAAACGTTTGCGCGATTCGGCTCTTGATCCGAACGATCACAGACTGTTTGGAATGCGAGAGTTCTATGGAACTCTTGATGGAAATACTGTATATGGACTTATTAAAGATACTGAGTTTGGTCCTTGGCGGTTTAGTTCCTCAGATTCGACACATCTTTGGCACGTACATGGATCATTCTTTACTAAATACGTTAATGACTGGAATGCTCTTGAAGGTGTTCTTTCGGTGTGGGTGGGGGAAACACATTCTCAATGGCTTATTCGTAAGGGAGGAAGTTTTATGATTGCTAAGAAAGGCGAAGAAGGACAACACGTCCGATTCATTCAGCGCCGTCTTAACCGTCTAGGTGCGAAACTTACTGTCGATGGCGAGTATGGAGACATTACTCAGGTTGCCGTATCTGCTAGTCGTAAAGCATATGGATATGATAACACAACATTAGAAGAAGTAACAGGTTGGCATGCTGAGGATATGGACACCAGCGTCGCTAAGCTGTATGCTGGTGAGGACGGGGCGAAAGGTGATAAAGGCGATACTGGACCTGGACCAACCGTTACCCAAATTTCACAGGCCGTAGCAACTTGGATGTCACAACATATAGGTGAATTCAAGCCAACGGCCGCCGAGATCGAAGAAATAATTACATCGTGGATGCTTGCACATAAAGACGAACTTAAGGGTGATCCAGGAAGAACTCCCACAAAGATCACGCTTGAACTAACTGGTAATGTAACCGAAGTGGTAATGTAACTGAAACGGAATAGAAATTGTTCCCAATTGCAAGCATTTTTGAAATAGCACAAGAAAATATTACAGTGTATGGTGCTCGGCGGGGTCGACGAGTAAGTTTATGACGGAGGCTTGAGGATGCCATTGTCCAATGACCAGGACGCTTACAACCGGGGCCACGCCGCCGGTGGGATCGCCGAGCGGCTCGACTCGCACGACCGCCATTTTTCCGCGATCAACGGTTCGTTGGCCAAGGTCGCCGAGGAAATGCATCAACTGGTTTTGGCTGTCCAGCGGCTGGGTGATCAGGCCGAGTCCAACGCAAAAACCGTGGTGACCACGGCAGCCGCGCTGGAAAAGGCCGAGTCGGCGCGGCGTGCGCGCGCCGAGCGGAGCTGGTCACCAATCGCCCGACTGGCCACGGTGCTTGGGACTCTGGCCGCGGTCGCCGGGGCGTTTGCCGCGGTCGCCTGGTACTTGAAATAGGAGTTTGACATGGGTATGACAGATGACCGCACAAATTATTAATCTAAAGTTAGAACAAGGAGCTAATTTCAGTCGAGTATTTGATATTGTTGTAGATGATCCAGATACTGGTGATCCAATAAGTTTGACTGGATTTCAAGGTAACATGCAGGCTAGATCTGAACCGGGAGATGAACTATTAGTCGAATTTGATGTTAGCATTGATGTTACCGGACGACGAGCAATAGCTACTTTTGCTGCTGTTGACTCCGAACTTATGACTTGGAGTAGTGGAGTATACGATTTGGTAATTTCCAGTGGTAGTGATGTATACCGAATCGCCGAAGGTAACATTAGTCTTAGTAAACAAGTAACTATAATTGATGAGGGGGTTTAAATGGCACTTGGATATGAAGTCACACTACGGAATACTAGGCTCGACGCAGTTACCACTAGAGCTGGTAACGCCGCGTTGCTACGCGTTTATGATGGTACCCGTCCGGCGACTGGGGCAGCAATCACTACTCAGGTGTTGCTAGCGGAGCTAGTTTGTGGTTCGCCGTTTGCGGCTGCCGCTGCGGCTGGAGTTCTGACCGCAAATGCGATTACGCAGGATGGGACGGCTGATGCTACCGGCACTGCCAGCTGGTTCCGACTCGTACAATCAAATGGCACCACTTTCGTTATGGATGGTAACGTTGCTGCCTCCGGTTCTGACCTGAACCTGGATTCCATCAATATCGTTGCCGGTGGTGCCGTGTCGGTCACATCGTGCGTAATCACACACGGAAACCCGTAACAGAATAGGAGAATATCATGGCAGGTGGATACTACGACCTATCCACAGGAGTGACCGTCAACCAAGTGGCCGGCGGAATCGCCACGCGCGCCCGGGATGTGATGTTGGATATCGTCAAGTTCGACGTCTTCCGAACGGCGAATACCCTCACCGATGCACCATGGAGTCTACCGGGGGCATCAGCGGGCGATATCGTTAGCTCATTTAATGACCTCGTGCACCTTCAACAAATCTGGGCCGGGGTGGTGCAGGCCCGCGACCGGGCGGACACCGCGTTCGTGAACTACGATTTTCAGACGTTCGTGAAGCGGCTCTACGGGCCGCGCTAATCTAACAACCAAATGACTACAGTCCGTAGGCTGGGTAACGCCGACGACATCTCCTTTTCCACTGGACTCGGAGGTGTCGACGGCGCTACCTATGGTACGATCGCGATTCTGTTCCGCCCATTGCCAGATCCTGTCTGGCATTGGCTGGTAAAGCTGCACGATATCTCCGGTGTGGAACTAGGTGGTGTCGGGGTACTTAGCGATGGAAGGTTATATTGGGCCGGCGAGTCCATCTGGTGGACAGAAGGACCAGCTGTTACTTTTGGTGATTGGCACGTGTTGGTCGCTCGGAAGAACACTGGCGACTTAAAGCCAAGGTTCAGCTTGCAAAATGTTGCGACGGACATGTGGAATCA